AGGATATGATTTTACGATACAAACAGCGGGGCGCATTGATGACGTGATTGTAACGAGATTAAAGTAAACGCTATGACTAGGAACGACGCAAGGCTTATAGCCGAGGAATTGATTCCCCTCATGCGAAAGGAGGTAAAAAGGATCGTGGAGTCCGTTTTGGAGAAAGAGGCCCAGAAAGAGGACGAGTTCGTTGGCTTCGATGAAGCCTCCAAGATCACCAAGTTATCTATCCGATATCTGAGGGAACACATAAAGGAAATACCTCACGCTCATAAAGGCCGGAAAAGGGTGTTTAGTAAGGCCGGCCTTATAGCGTATATGAACCGCTAACAACCAAGCCCCATAGCTCAATGGATAGAGCGCTCCTCCCCTAAAGGAGATATCCGGTTTCGATTACCGGTGGGGCTGCAATTAAGATCTTTGACATATTGTGACCCGGAACGCAGCGACGCCTTCAACGTCGTGAGGTTCCCGGCTATATCAAGGTAACGTGATAGCGATATATGCGCCGTGACCCACGATGGGATATAGCTTACATTATAAGATCCTCCATGTTTCCTTTTGGTGTTATGCCGGCGGCGGCATTGGTTAACCATCATGGAGGGTGTACGATACACTCCCCTACCCGTCTACGATTCGGGTTCGAAACCGTTGGAGGTTGTGGGGGAGCTAACATTAAATATATAAAGGATATGGGCATTACAATTAAAAAAATCGTGGAATCATTTATAGACACTATAAAATCGATCCGCACATCATCTGAAAATCATGATCAAAAGACGAACGGATCGACCAAAAGTTTCTTTAGAAAAGATAACGAAGACGTGGCTACTTCTCTTTTTGCCTTAAAAACCTATCAATCTTCTGGAGATTGAAGTTCGCCACGAAGCCGCAATTATCACAAGTCAATGGGAATAAACGAAAATAATCATTTTCCCCCTCCTTGAAGACAAGGCTTTGTCCTTCTTTGGTAGCAGAAAGCAACTCGAATTCATTTTCGGGAAAGGTAAAACCAGAAGTCGAACCGCAAATAGGACAACGGAACTTACCCGCTTTCTTTAAAATCTCGGACGTTATCTCGTCCAAACGTTCATCTGTTAATTTCATAAGCTTAATATTTATGTTTAGCGCCGTAAAGTTAAGCAATCCCGCCAAGAGAGCCAAAGACTCGCAGGTTCCGGAGCAAGACCGGAGGCGGGACGAAACCATTTGCACTGTTTGACATGTTTATGTGTAATAAAGCTACCAAGACCTTAATATACCGCCGTGAGGCAGGAAGGAATATTAGTTTTTACTTAAACTGTGCCGGGGTGGGATTCCCCGGCAAACGCTCCCTTAGCTCAGTTGGTCGAGAGCATCCGGCTCATAACCGGGAGGTCGCTGGTTCAAGCCCGGCAGGGAGCACGTTTCACCCCTAGAGGGTGCTTATTCATCTATTTTTAAGTCACAAATAGTTTTAGACATTGCAACGCAGGTCTCCGTCCGTGAGGATATGAGGCCTTTTCACATCGATCAATTTAAATCAACAACATATGATAAAGAGAAACCAAGCGTGGCTCTGGAAGATATTCCGGGCCACAAAGAGCGTGATCGTCTTCTCTTTTAGGATGATCTCCGCTACCATACTAGGACTAATATCAATAGTGTCAATATTTGAGTGGTACGATAAGCCATTCAATATTCACCTCTTGATCTTATCGATCATATCAATCTTTATTGTGGTACACCAAATAGTTATAATGACTTATGAGTCAGAAAAATGATTTCGGGGTGTTGTACGTGGTACAAGCCCCATCAAGACCGAATCGATCGAGGAAGGACGATATCCTAGACGAGCTAAATTCTCTTAGCAAGGAGGAGCTTATACAAATCAGGAAAGATATTATAAAACTTATAAACGAGAAATAATGAAGACATTCGAGGAATTAAAGAAGGATCTGCTTGAACGGGCTAAAAAACATAACGCTTGTCAAGATGGATACAGGATGGGGTTAAACGCAAAAAGCAAACAAGATTTGCTGAAAGCAATAACCAATAATTGGTATTGGGTCTTGAGTGCATCCAAGATGATTGACGCAAATTACCTAGAAAATAACTTTTCTGAAGAGGAATTAGCCGAAGCCGGTATTTACACAAGAAAAGAACACACCTCTAATGCTAAATCATTTGCTTGCGGCTCTGCCACGGTCGAGGCTTACGGCTCTGCCACGGTCGAGGCTTACGACTCTGCCACGGTCGAGGCTTACGACTCTGCCACGGTCGAGGCTTACGGCTCTGCCACGGTCAAGGCTTACGACTCTGCCACGGTCGAGGCTTACGGCTCTGCCACGGTCGAGGCTTACGATAACTCATATGTTGAGGATTGCACAGGGAACATAAATACAGTTTCCGATCATGGAATAGTCAAAGATTACTACAATCATAAGATATATATAAAGAAAGGAAAATTCGAGATTATTGAGATCGAATAAATTCAATGCCTTAGCTTATCGGTAGAGCGCCCCTAACATGGGGATGGCCGGGTTCGACTCCCGGAGGCCCACAAATCAAGATATATGAGAGACATCTACATCAAAGACCCCGACGGAGATTACGAGTACGACGGGGAGGAAGACAACGAGGAATATGAGGAGAGCATGGAGGAACTTAGGTTCCTATGTGATTCATATAATTGGTAACATCCCGCCCTTACGAGGTGCAACCCCGACCCAGACCGGCAACCGATATCCTAGACAAGTGGTAGGCCATGACGATATCATTGGCCCGGTGGAAAGGGACACGGTAATAAGGGCAGGGCGGCCGATGGTCTTAGTCCGGGTTCGACTCCCGGAGGCTGACGAATTTAAATACAAGACAACATGGACAAATCAGAAGAGATTGACAAATTAGCCATAGCGTTGGCCAAGTTCCAAGGGTCGCTAGAGCAACCAAGCCTCAATTCAGAGGTCAAGGTAAAGACTAAAACTGGACTAGAGTACAAGTTTAAGTACGCGGACCTATCCGAATGCAAAAGGGCGGCGAAACAACCATTAGCCGATAACGAGCTTGCTGTATGTCAGCTAATAGAGGATGATTACTCTATCCGGACCATACTGCTTCATTCCTCCGGCCAATGGATATCGTCCAAGGTAAGGATGCCATCCAATACGGCGGACGCTCAATCCATAGGATCGGCCATCACGTACGCCAAGAGATACGCCTTTTGCGCCATCCTTGGCATCGTGGCCGACGATGACGAGGACGCTAACATAGCGAACGGTAATACCGCCCAAAAGGAGCTGCCTAAAAAAACGGCAAGCTCAAACCAGAAGAAAGAGCTTACGAGAGATCATATAAACAACGAGAGCGCCATGAAATCCATATCGGAGTGGATATACAAGAACGAGAAGAAGGCCAAGGAATCCAACCAGCCCTTCTCCGTGGAGAGCCTTATAAACAAGGCTTACATCGCCGGAAAGGTTGAGATGGAATCCATTATCGAGATATACAACAACTATAAAATAAACAACAACCTGTCATGAGCAAAGAACTAGAGCTAAGCGGCAAGACCCCGCTAACGAGAAGCGAGATCGAGGCCTTATCCATAGACCTTTTGAACCCGGTACTGGAAGGGGAGGTAGACCCCGTATCACACGTCATCAAGTTAAAGGCGATGCAAGAGACCATCAAGAGGACGCTGGACGATGACCGGATGAAGGACGCTGTCCTTTCCGAGATCGAGAAATACGGGAAGGAGCGCTCTTGGAACGGGGCCACGGTCAAGATGAAGGAGGTAGGCGTATCCTACGACCACTCCAATTGCAACGACCCGGTCTACGCTAGGTTGATCGAGGAAAGGACGATTCTCGATGCCAAGATAAAAGAACGGGAGGCGTTTCTGAAAACGGTGCCGGACAATACCACGGTCGTTGATGACGAGACCGGGGAGATATACACGATCCATCCGGCGATAAGGATAGCCAAGATGTCATACTCTATAACATTCAACAAAAAATAATCCACGCGTGCCGTGGCTACGGGACGGTGGTTATCCCCGCCGTAGCGAATAACCGACCGCCCCGCTTATAAATCTAAAATTTAAAATCATAACATTATGGCAAATTTATACGGCTCAATCTGCTTGAGCGACATACCGAAGGAGTTGATGAAAAAAGTAATGACGGCCAAGGGGGAGAAGATCTTCCTCAATATCTCGATCGGGGAGAAAAAAGAGCCTGTCACGTTCGACAACCGCACCTATACGCATTATGTGTCTTGCGCCCCAAGGAAAGAGGAACGAAAGGAAGGCGTTTATTATGGCATAGGTGACTTGATGGAATCCACGTTCAAGAGCAACATCCCCTCACCGGAGGATATCAACAACGCCCCATCGGTTGGAGAAGACGATGGATTGCCGTTCTGACCATGGAACTATACTTGCTCAACACCGCCAGCGGATTGAGGCCATGCTATGATTCCGACTATGACGAGAAGAAAAAGCTCAAGCTAGGCAAGATATACAAGGCCAAGATAACGCTGGCACGGAACATAGATTTCCATAGGAAGTATTTCGCCTTGATAAATTGCGCATGGTCTTACCAGAACGAGAAGACCACGGCGCATTTCAAGGAGAGCGTGGAGTGCTTCCGGAAGACTGTAGAGATCGCCGCCGGGCATTGCGATACGGCCTACAGCATATCCCGAAAGGAATGGATAGAGATCCCGAAGTCGATAGCCTTCGACAAGATGGACGAGGCCGAGTTCATGGATCTCTACGAACGTGTCAAGGACGTGCTTTTCTCGGTATTCCTACGGGACATATCCGAATACGATTTTATGAGAAACCTCTCAAATTTCTAATCATGAGAAAAAGTGACAGGCCTCCAAATTACTTAATAGAAAAGATCGTTAGGCATGCGAACATTATTATTACCGCTCCTTATGGCAGCGTCAAATACATGGATGCGGCCAGACTCCTTAAAAAGGAGGTCAAGAAGCTGGAAACCTATAAGAGATACGATAATGAGAGATCTTAAATACTGCCTCAATGAGGATTGCTGTAAAAGACATTGCCTTTGCCATCAACGGCAAAAGCATTGGAAAGACCCGTCTAAAAAAGATGGGGAAACTACAAGGGCTTCGGCCCTATTTGACGGAAACACCCCTTGCGAGGGGTATGTCCCACAGTTTGAAAGAAAGAAATACAACATAAACTATTAGCGACATGCACAACTATTTTGAATGTAAGGTCTCCTACGAGAAGATGTTGGAGAACGGTATGCAAAAGAAAGTAACGGAACCTTATTTAGTAGATGCCCTGTCTTTTACGGAAGCGGAAGCTCGCATCATCGAGGAGATCCGCCCCTTCATCACGGGTGAATTCACGGTAACAGACATCAAACGAGCTCGTTTATCCGAGTTGTTCTTCAACGAAAACGGTGACCGGTTCTATAAGATCAAGGTTTATTTCATCACGCTGGACGAGAAGAGCGGGTCTGAGAAGAAAACAGCCGCTACCATGTTAGCCCAAGCCTCTAATCTAAAAGAGGCCATCGCCGTATTGGAAGACGGCATGAAGGGTACATTGGCGGATTATACCATCGCCTCGGTAACGGAGACAATGATCATGGACGTGTTCCCGTTCAACGCGGATGTCAACAAGAGAGTCGTTGACATAGACAAAGAAGAGATAGAGAGATCATTGTCCGACTCCGGCAAGTCCATCGAGGACAAGATGATAGAATGTAAGGAGATCATAACCCGTGATCCCAAAGAAGGGGACGGGGATCTTATAACAAGGACGCAATCCTTCATCAGGCAAAAGGCCGGGCATGACAAGGGCAAGTTCAAGGAGGCGGCGATAGAGATAGCCTTGCTACAAAAATTGCCAGCTTCCCAAGTATGGTTCATGGGATGCGGGCAACTCTTAATTGAAGAGCTAGAAGTTTAATAAATAAAAAGATCATGAAGAAATTTATCAACAAACACTGGATATTGATATTGGCCATAGCCTTTATTCCGGCAGGGAACAGAGTTTTTAACCATGTTGACGCATGGCTAGGAATAGTCATTATGTTAACTAGTTCATTATTTATAATTTACAAACTATTTAATTTTATCAAGAATGAAAAGGACAAGTTTTAAGTTTTTTACTATAGCGATAATCGCTATGGTATTTTTATCCTCTTGTGAACGTGTAGCACCTAATTACGCTGGGGTATTGATGGAAAATTATGGGAAACAAGGCAAGGAGGATTTCAAGGTCGTATCGGGTAAGGTATCCACTTGGGAATGGGGGACGGAATTATTCCAAGTCCCATTATTTGATCAAAGAGGTGAGTTTGCGAGCCCTGTTACGTTAAAAGCCGCAGATAATACGGAATTTAACGCACGCCCCACTTACTCATACAAGGTTATCAAGAACAGGGCCATAGACGTTGTTTTCGACAACAAGCACATAGACAAGGCCGATACGGAATCAGGCAAAGACGGTTTCATGCAATCATTGGAGGATAATATACTTGAGCCTCGCATCTATGACTTGATCAAGGAAGAGAGTCGTAAACATAAGACAGACAGCTTAATGGCGGATGGAGGATCGCTTCTTTTTGAGAAACGACTTGAGCAGATAGTAGATAAGGAATTCGAGAAAAGAGGCCTTCAATTACTCACATTCTCCGCCCAGCTTGAGTTTTCCAAGGCGGTACGTGAAAAAATAGACAGCAGGAATGAGGTTAACACCAATATATCGGTTTTAGACCAGCAGATAGCGGAGCAACGGAAACGTAACGAGTTGGAGCAATTGAAAACGGAACAAGCGTTAATCACCTCGAGAGGATTGACTAAAGAAATTCTTTATAAGCAGTTTATCGACAAATGGGATGGTCGTACCCCCATTTATGGAGCGATACCCGATTTAATAAAGATTCAGAACTAAGGATATTAATATTAGAGTGTGTTTTTCATGGTATTAGATTTGGGTTAGAATGATTATCCCCGCCGTCCGTGAGGATATGCGGGGCAAACACGGTGGTATGGCGGAATTGGTAGACGCTAAAGTTAATTTCTTATAGAGTGGTTGAATGAAGGTTATCGTAAAATAAACTGAACTAGCCAAAGGAAGTATAACGGGTAAGGCCGAATGTCACCGCAACGTGCCAATAACAAAACTATCAGGTGAGAGTCCTGAGAAAACTCCACTCATGCGGGTTCGAGTCCCGCTACCATCACAAATAACAAATCTAATTATGGAAACAATACAGAATTTAGATCACTTGACAATGGCCATGTACCTTATCACCGCAATACTCGGACTTATAGCAGTGATCTTGGCAGGATTCTTATTAATAAACGAAAAAAGAAAACATCCATGGGAAAAGTAAAGAACATAACCTCTTTAAAGAGCAGACTAGACCGTATATTCTCCGTATTTATAAGAATAAGGGACGCTGACGGCAACGGTTATTGCCGTTGTATAAGCTGTGGGAAGATCGTGCATTGGAAAGAGGCAGATTGCGGACATTTCGTCAACCGGTCACATATGGGTACCAGATACAGCGAGAGAAACTGCAACGCTCAATGCAGGTCTTGCAACCGTTTCGACGAGGGCAACAACATCGGTTATGCCAAGGGCTTGATAAATAAGTATGGCGTAAAAGTAATTAACGAGCTTGAGGTGAAAAAGCACTCTATCTCCAAACTCTCGGCATTCGATTACCAATTGATGATCGAAGATTACAAGAAACGAATAAAGGATTTGAGGGATCAGAAAGGCATAAAGGATTGAAATGGCGAAGAAACCTACCAAGCAACCCGAGCGTATCAGATGCGCCGATTGCGTGCACGGCAAGCCTCACAAGGGTCTGGCCGTATGGTGCGAGATACTGAACACCGGAAGGGTAGCGAACTCCTTCCGGTATTGTGACAACTATAAACGATAACTTATATGAGAACGATCAAAGCGAACACGAAGGCAAACGGGGATATACTCCCGGAGCCTCAATTCAAGAGGATACCCGTAAGGGTTGACAAGAACACGATCATCCTCGTAAGGGAGGGGTTGAACGTGGAATAGCATCTGAAAAGATTCAAGGACAAGGATAACACGCCTCCGGGATATATCCCATGGTTCTAAAAAAACTTCAATTTGTTTGGCATTTTTAATTTGAGTTGTATCTTTGCGGTGATTCAAGACCAAGGAATCACTACATAGTAAACTTGTATGCGGCATTTTTTATGTCGTTACTACAGCTATACCTGCAAAGATATAAGCCGTTGGTTTCCCTGTTGGCTGCATCAGTTTATCTAATGTAGTGTTCCTTGGTCGGAGTTGGGAGCCAGCGGCTTTCTTTATATAACTCAAATTTCATCAAAATGACCAAGGAACATGAAATTGCGAGTGTAACGAACAACAGTAATTGCACAACCACGTCAGCTCACGAAACGAGCATCTTCTCATGGCGCACAATCGCCAAGCTATTAACCTTCATATCATCCGGATTGCTCGAATGCGATAACCGGGATGATGTTATAGGCTATGTAAAGGTTCTCATCTTATTAATGACAGCTTTCATATTAGCAGGAATGGAAGGAGGTGCGTTATGAATACGCTTACCCAACGTCAGCAAACCATCCGTATCAACCGCCTATCCAAGGAGAACGACCAGCTCGCCAAGGAACTTGAGCACGTGAAGAACCAACTCAAATGGTCACGCATCACGTCCTCGCAAGAGACGGAGCTAAAGAACTCGTGTTTCTTCTTCATGGTGTCCAAGGGGATATTCACCGAATGGCACGAGTGGCACGACAGGAGGATAACCGAGAGGTTGATGGACGAGATCAAGAGGACTATCAAATAGCCCTACCCTACTCACGTATTAAGATTTTAAAAGCCCCGGTTCCGACCGGGGAGTATATAGTACACTTTAAAATTAAGCAATCATGGACATAAAGAGAATGTCAAACAAGGATCTCAAATATGGCATAGACCGATGCAACGCAAGGTTGGCCGGGATAATGCCAATGGGATACATGGACAAGGAGCGATGCCTTAAGGCGTTGGAGCAATATAGGGAGGAATTGTATAATAGAGGAATAATATATTGACTAATAATATAAAACATATAGTGACATGAGTACATTTATGAAATTCATATCAGAATCTAAGCCTTGTGTAGCATTAGAGGTAAGCCCATTAAGCGAATCTGATGAGTGCATAAGTTTTTTCATATCTGAATATTCGGACTACATGACCAAAAGCGTAGAAATAAGTAAGGATGATATTAGAAGATTGATAAAGTTCCTAAAAGAGGAATTGGAAAATGCCGACAACTGATATGGATAAAGGATTTATCATGTTATCCCGTAAATTATTTTCTCACAGAATATGGAAAGCATCCCGGACTTTTAGCGAGTGCGAAGCGTGGATAGACTTAATACAGTCAGCACGATTTGAGGCAACGCAGCTTAAGGCTAGTATCGGAGGTAGAGAAATAACATACGGAAGAGGACAATATCCAGCATCCATAAGTTTTCTTTCCAAAAAATGGAAATGGGACTCAGAGAAAAAGGTCCGAAATTTCTTGGACATGCTTAAAAGGGACGGAATGATAACAACAGACGCATCCCAAGGCATGAATGTGATAACTCTATGCAATTATGATTTATACAACCCTATAAATATAGACAAGGGCGAGGATAAGGGCAAGGGTAATGGCATAGACATAGAACAAGAAATCAAGGACTTAAAGCTTTCTTTGGGCGAGCTAAGGGCAAGCCTAGGGGCAAGTGACGAAAATAAAGGGCAAGGTAAGGGCAAGAATAATAATAAAGATAATAATAATATACCCCCTACCCCCAAATCGGGAGGTGCCGTCACTTCCGTTCCGGACACGGGCGATAACCCTGAGACAGAAAAGGAGAAAACATGGAAAGATGATTTCAGCATCTATTTGGATTTAGTCCGTAGCGCATATAAGAGCATATGCGACGATCCAAAGATCATGGAGACTCAACAATCCTATTATCCCGGCGTAAACATAAAACTATCCCTAGAGAAGGCTTGCACAAATTTCTGGGCAACAGACGCAGGATGGAAGCACAAGAAAAAAAGCAGGGCCAAGGAGATTGACATGAGAATGACATTGATTAACGCAATAGATAAAAACAAGGTTTATTATGGCAAGAACGAACACCGCACAGATCTCACATACATCGTCCCCGATTGACGGCAGGCTGCCTCCCCAAGCCAAGGAGATCGAGCAGATAATACTCGGGGCTTGCCTCATAGAGAGCGACGCTTTCGAGAAAATCGCCTCGGAGCTATCGGAGGTCGATTTCTACGACAAGAGGAACCAATCGGTATTCAAGGCCATATCCGGGCTATACAAGGAGAGAAAGCCCATAGACATGATGACGGTCACGCAAGCGATGCTGTCATCCGGGGAGCTTGAGAGTATTGGGGGGCCGATATACATAGCTTCCCTTACCTCCAAGATCGGGTCTTCGGCCCATATACAGGATCATGCCATGATCGTCAAGGAGCGGTCCATACAGAGGAAGGGGCTGGCTATCGCCAACGACCTTGAGAACGCCATCTATTCCAACGAGGATATAGGGGACGTTCTTCACAAGGCCATAAACGGCTCAGAGACCCTCATGGAGGAACTTATCGGCAAGTCTAATGGCGAGCATATATCCAAGGCCCTTAAAGGCTCCATGGACGGTTTATACAAGCGTGTGGAGATGGCGAGGAAAAACATCCGATCCGGTGTTGACACGGGTCTTCACGACCTGAACAAGATCACGAACGGATGGCAGCCGGGAAACTTGGTGATAATAGCGGCTAGGCCCTCCATGGGAAAGGCGCTAAGGATGGATGCCAAGGTCTTGACACCTTCCGGATGGAAACTGAACAAGGATCTGGCGATAGGCGACCAAGTTTGCTCCGTAGACGGGACGGAATCACGTGTGACCGGCATATTCCCGCAAGGGTATGTCAAGACATACATGGTCGAGTTCTCGGACGGTCGCAAGATCGAATGCTGCGGAAGTCACCTATGGAGCGTAATATCTTCCAAGTTCAATTCCAAGGCCGAAAGGGTAGTATCTACCTTGGAGCTTATGGACTTGATAAGCAAGGAAAGATATTCCGGCAGAATAAGCATTCCTCGTTTCTCCGGGATATTCGGGGACAGGAAAGATTTCGTGATCCCACCATATCTCATGGGAGTCTTGTTAGGGGATGGGATCTTGGGCAAAGGGGTTAGCTGGTGCAAGCCAGATAAGTTTATCGCAGACAAGATCCGAGGTATGGTTGACTACGATGTTATCGCCTCAGATGATCGATACCTAATAACCAACACGGAGAACAGGAAGGCCAATAAGTACTTGGCAGAGTTGAAGAACCTAGGATTGCTCAACGCCCATTCTTACGAGAAGTTCATTCCGGACATGTACATTGACACATGTAGGGATCAAAGAGTAGAACTGTTGAACGGTCTTCTTGACACTGATGGGGATATAGACAAGAATGGGGCTATATGTTACAACACCACGAGTGTCAAATTGGCGAGAGGCGTACAAACGCTTTGCTGGTCTTTGGGATATAAATGTTCCTTGAGAGAAAGACGCTCATTCCTTTATGGCGAGCGGAAAAGGAACAGTTTCAGGCTCGTGATCGTAGCGGACAACCCTAGGGAATGCTTCACGCTCCCAAGGAAATTCGACAGGGTGAGGATGGACCGGAGAAACAAGCCTTTGACCGTGATGTCCGTGACACCGACCAACCGCAGGGTTGAATGCCAGTGCATATCGGTATCGCATGAGAAGGCCTTGTACATAACGGATGATTACATAGTCACCCACAATACCGCCGTGATGCTTCACTTGGCCAAATCGGCGGCAAAATCCAACACGCCCGTGGCTATATTCTCGCTTGAAATGTCCGACATAAGCTTGGCCAACAGGTTGATCCTATCCGAGTGCGACGTAGATCCGGAAAGGTTCAAGTCCGGGTATATGACAAACGAGGAGATCAACAAGGTAGAGACGGCAGTCAACGAGCTTTGGAGGCTCCCGATCTATGTCGATGACAACCCGTGCGTTACGATGGATTACATCCGCTCACGATGTAAGATACTGAAGAAGCAAGGCAAGTGCGGGATCATCATGGCCGACTATCTCCAATTGGCGGAGAGCGGGGAACGGGAAGGAAACCGTGAGCGGGAGGTAGCCAAGATGTCAAGGACCGCCAAGATCACGGCGAAGGAGTTAAAGGTTCCCTTCTTGCTCTTATCCCAATTGAACAGGGGAAACGAGGCCAGACCGGACAAGAAACCCCTCCTATCCGATCTTAGGGAATCCGGGGCTATCGAGCAAGACGCTGATATCGTAATGTTCATTCATAGGCCGGAGTATTACAAGATCGAGGTCAAGGACAAGAACGGCAACGTAGAACGCAATTACGGAGAGTTGATCGTGGCCAAGAATAGAGATGGGGCCACTGGATTAGTAAAATTTAAGCATAATGACGGCATGACCAAGTTCTACGATTACGGGAGTTGTGACAAGGACATGCCATTTTAAAAACAGATCATGGAAATAACAGAGAGATTGAGAAACACCCCTACCGGTTTGATCGTGTTGGTAGGAGACATGAAAATTGTCGTGGAAAAAATACAGCCCGTACTACAACGGGCAGAACAAATATCCCGTGCAGGGGATGCGTCTTCCGGGACGAGGATGCGAGATTTTGCGAGTACAGCAAGGCTTGCATGGCCCATCTGAGGCCGGATCACGAGTCGGTGGTGTTCGCTAAAACAAATAAGGTTTAATCATTCATCATAGTTGAAAGCTGCATTCATCTATGATGAGAGTAAATAAAAATCAAATATTATGGCTATAAGCAATGTTTACAACGAGGATTGTATGGACTATATGAGAAACATTCCTGATAAATTCTTTGATCTAGCTATCGTAGATCCACCGTATGGTATAGGAGAGGACTGGAAGAAAAGGAATAATGGGTATAAATTCAAGGATACATCCTATAAGAATAGCCCCATCAAGGATGCGTCATACTTCGATGAGTTAAAAAGAATTAGCAAGGATCAGATCATATGGGGATATAATTATTACACCCAATATCTAGGAAATACCAACTATTTGATTGTTTGGGATAAGATGAGCAACAATAACGATGTGTTTAAATACTCGAAATGTGAGATAGCCTACGTGTCCAAAAAAAATCCCATGCAATCTTGTCTCCATTCCGTGGGATGGATATAGGTGGGACAATGAGACCGGAAAGAGAAAGATACATCCACACCCAAAAAACCGCTCTCATTGTATTTATGGATTTTGGAAAAATTACGCCAATCCCGGTGACAAAATTTATGACTCTCATTTGGGGAGCGGAAGACAGCCGTATAGCCGCCTATAAAAATGGGTTTTGATTTTTACGCAACCGAGATAGACAAGGAATATTTCAATGCCCAAGATAAAAGGTTTAAGGAAGAATGCCTAGGTGAAATCATATTACCTAGTAGTAAAAAGATAATACAGACATCAATGTTTCAATTATAAATAAAACGATCATGAAAATGGAAAAAGAAACTATAAAGAACAAAGTATTTGAGATCATAAAGAGTAGACTTTTTAACGAAGATACGCCACTTACGATGAAATCCAAGCTGGAGGATGATCTATGGATGGACTGTCTTGACAAGGTAGAGATATTGATGGAGCTGGAGAAAGAGTTTGGCATATTGATCCCTGATGATGATCTCGGACGATGCCATACCGTAAAGGACGTTGTTGATTATATGATCAGGAGGATGGAGGAATGAAACAATACAACGATTGGGAAGAGATCGACAAGGACACGAACGGCCTTGTCACCTCGCTAACCTACATGGTGCTTTTCTTGAACGACCAAGTGTATAACTACACGGTATCACTCATGGAGGCCATAAGGAATAGCGAGCACTACAGGCATAACGCAAAACGGACGGCCAACGCTATCGAGAGGGGGATAAACGCTTATAACACCAACATCTTCCGGATAGCCAAGGCCAACAAGGAGGCGTTCGCCGAGATAACGCAAAGTATGGAGGAGGACGTGCAGCCTCATATAGACCGGTATTACTACACGATCAGCCAGATATTGCTGGATCACGGGGTATCCGGTTCGGCGAACAGGATAGCATCCTTGTCATCCACGATAAACATGATTGCGCAGATGTCTAGGATCACGATATACGATTTCGGCGAAAGGATGCGGGGGATCGTCCCGTTGGCGTACAATCCCCTGTCCTATCTAGATTTGGGCAGAGTAGAGTTCCTAAGTGACCGGTTATCAAGCGAGGTCACTGGAAAGGACGTGAGAATAAACTTAAATGAGCAGCCCGGGATCGTGAAGGCGTTCACGGCGATAACGAACGCAATACTTGATCCGAGGGTGTTCAACAAGGCTTTCGAGAAAGCAGGGTGATTTTTTTCAATGATTTTATTTGGCGTTTTGGAAAGAAGTGGTACATTTGCAGCGACTATCATACTCAAGAGGCAGACGGAAGCCTGCCATATATAGCGGGCATTTTTTATGCTTGTAAGATCGCTGTATCTAAGATATACGGCTTGTACCCCCGTGGTGAACTGTAATGGAACACCAGCCTCTTGAGGTGATAGTCAACGGGAAAGGCAAGCCGTTTTTCTTTGCCTATAATGCCAAAAAAATGACTATCGATATGGCAGAAATTACAACAAACGTAGGGGCGTTAATCCCCATCACAGAAAGCAACGGAAAAAGAGCCGTTAGCGCAAGAGCTTTGTACGACTTTTTAGGTTGTACGGAAAGATTCCAGTCTTGGTTTGACCGACAACTACAGTACGGTTTCGACGAAAACAAGGACTATGTAGGGTGTAAAGTATTTAACACCCTTGCGAATCAAGAACTTCAAGATTACGCAATGACATTAAACATGGCGAAAGAAGTATCAATGATCCAAAGAAGCGAGAAAGGTAAGCAAGCCCGCCGTTACTTTATCGCTTGTGAGGAAAAACTGGAAGAAAGCAAATCAATTAACCAATCCAGACCAGTGTCCGTCACCCCGACAAAAGTCCGGGCCGGAATAGAATGGGTGAAGGGCGTAAGCGAGATGCTGAACCTCAATGACGTTTCCAAGCTGTCTTTGCTTGAGAAAGTAGCCACCCCTCTTGGATTGCCCTTGCCTGACTACGTCCCGTCGAAGGGCGTGATGAAATCGGCCACTGACTTACTCAGCGATAAAGGTTACAAGGTGTCAAGGAATCAATTCTACAAAAGGGCTATCGAGCTAGGATATATCGAACGTATATCCCGTAAATCCTCTAAAGGGAATACCAAATATTTCAACTCCATATCCAAGAAAGGACTCGAATACGGAGAGAATCAAATAAACAAGAACAATCCGAAGGAAACGCAACCGGAGTGGTATGTGGACAAATTCGATTCTCTTATGTCCGTGTTAGGATTTTCTAAGATGGAGGAGTTGAACTATGCTAGCTAAACAATACGACTTTACCTCGTTCAATGAGTTCATGAACAAGATCACCACGCCCTCCGAGGTGTGCGACCAACTGATGGACTTGGTATTCAACTACTCATGGTGCATCAACGAGGAAACGGTGGATCGTTTCAAGGACGATATCGCCACGATCTATATGTTGCTTGGGGAGTTCAAGAAACTTGCCGAGCAGAACTAATAATCTATCCGGGGCGTTCCTTTCATGGGATGCCCCTTTAAATCAACAAGAGAAAAATTAGCATGAGAAATAAAGAACTAATCGCTCTATTACAAGAGCAAGACCCGGAAGCGGAGGTCATGATCCGCACGTCAGACGATCAATATGAGTACGATCCGGTGGACGTTACGTATGACGAACAAATTGAGTGTGTAATTATTCAGGAGGGGTAGATATGGAAGAGGAAATAAAAAAATGTCCCGAGTTTCCCTTTTTCGGCGCATCTTATCCAGACGCAATATGCTGTGACGGCTATCTATGGGATCTTGACTCATATGATAGCGAGGTTGGAGGATTGACCATAGGCGGGGATGTCCCCTGCCCTTTCTGCAAGACCAATGAGTTTATAGAGTACGATCCTTTTGGTTTATTATACGTAGGGAATGATAAGGAGAAAACACGTGAATGGTACTTATCTTACATTGATAAATTGAGGGAAAGATATGGATAATAAGGAATATTTAACAACGAATTATAACATGAATCAAATTTGCACGAATAAACAACAATCATCCCGCCTATTAGAGGTCGGGGTGAGACCGGAGACGGCGGACATGTCATATCACTTTACGAGAAGCAGAGTGCCTGCGCTGGAGTGGGAACTACAAACGAAACCGCCTACATTGAGAGGTAGGTTTTGGACACCGCAAAGAATAGCTAAACTTGCAATGCCTTTTCACAAACATTCTGATGGTACACACATGACGGGGGAAGAAGTGTTTGACCATCTATGGGGTAAGGATATCCCGGCTTGGTCTCTATCCAAGCTGATAGACATGATACCCGATCAAATAGAATGTGAGGGATATAACTATTACCTATTCATACTTCCACGAGATAAAGAATTCACTATAAAGTATTCCGCAGGAAGTAACCTTGCCCAGTCATATTGCAGGGAGAGCCTTTTTGATGCTATCACTGAAATGATTGAATGGCTTATCAAGGAAGGATACCTTGACAAGAAATACCTAACAGATAAATGTGGAGACTGCAAACTTATCGAGGATGAAGACGCAAACGGGGAAGCTTGGTGTTCATTTCACCAAAAGCCGGTAAGGTGCTACAGCAAGGCTTGTGAGGATATATTAGAGAAAGGAGGATCAAATAATGCGTGAGATAAAGTTCAGAGGGAAGAGAGTCAATGGAGGTGAATGGGTGAAAAGCATGACCATTTCGTATGGAACCATTAAAAGGAAAATGAGCAAAATCTTTTTTGAGATCAATCCCGGTAAATGGGTTGGTATCATTCCTAATACCATAGGCCAGTTCACAGGCCTAAAAGACAAGAGCGGAAAGGAGATTTACGAGGGGGATTTAATAAAAGCTCCAAGCGGACGTATTTATGCCGTTATATTCTCAACATGGAAACATGAAGAGAAAAGAGAGTTTCCAAAAGTAATTGATATGTATGAACATACAGGATGGTGCATATCCCTAGATGGGGTTAATCCATGCGAATTGCTGGATTCGGAGGTGTGCCAAGGAAGCATTATGGGCTCAGTGTATGACAATCCCGAACTACTGAAAGGAGGATCAAATGATTAAGGCAACGCTTATAGACTAATAAAGGAAGGAGATGCCTGCACATCTCCTAAAAAACAGCTAGGCTTACTTTTTATCGCTCACCAAGAAAGAAAAATAACGAGAGGTCTTAGGATAGATTCTCTTACCATTCTTTACTATGTAGCGACAGAAAATACGAGTCTTGCTGTCTTCGCGCGTTTGGTCTTCCACATTAAACACCTCCTTTCCGATTTGCCTGACGACCTGCATCGTCAAGCTATATTTAGCTACGCCCTGTCAAGCGAAACTAAAAAAAGCCCAAAGTTACAGGACAATGGGCTTGTGTCTTTTCTCGGACAAGGGAGATAGGACAAGGAGGTGAATGACAGTTCACCAGATTGGAGGTGTTAATGTTCCAACCAAACGCAATGCAAATATACAGGTTTACCGTGTACTAACAATGTGTGGTTAGCAATATTTAAATATTATTTAAAATCATGGAAAGAGATATTGATAAGAGACAGACGGTAGAAGAAGCGGCTCATTTCTTCGCTGAAAGCAGGAGTAGCGGTAGTGCATTCCCGGCGTATTATCAGGGATTTATAGCCGGTGCCGAATGGCAGGCAAAGCAATCACCGTGGGTAAGCATTAAAGAAAGATTACCTAAAGAAAATGATATGGTTCTTTGCAGGATGGTATCAAATGGGGCAATAGTTAGTGGTTATATAGTTGTTGAAGCCGGGAAACCTCCACGTGTCGCAACATCCGGGAATTTTGAGTTTGAAGATTACGGAGATTATGAATGTGATATGTGGATGCCTATACCCGATCTAGAGGAATAGTATTAACCGAGCCTTCTCATGAAGGCTCATAATTAAAGAATAATGAATTTATGGTATTATCACATGAAACAGTCAAGCCTACAAGGAACTGTTGACAAATCCCCAAAAACATGGCTTACAATTTAAGCCACTACATGAATGTTTTGAAGAAATAGAATATGAAGTTAGGCAAGCAAACAATAGTATTCTTGGCCGTAAACAAGAATGGTGACGAGGTTATTCTTGATAACTTCCCAGTGCGGCAAGGAGAGGTATGGACGGACGATAGATCGGCGCATGACGAGGAATATTTTTCCGTCGAGGATCACAATTCGGCGATCGTACTTCCAAAAGGCAGTATATATAGGTTAACAGGTAGATACTTAACGTGGGAAGACGATCCCATATCTCTTAAATCCGTCATTGAGGAACTTCCTTGATGGTTATCTATGTGGAATGATAGATTCATTATAATAGGCACATCAAGTGCCGTATCCGAGCCATCACCTCATAGAAGTTGACAGGCTCGAAATCCAAGGAATCCGCGAGGCGGTCTATCTCCCGTCTTACGGATTCCTTTTTCTTTTTATCTTCTTTTTTCTTTCCCATAACTCATCGTTTATATCGTTCCTGTGACGATGGCAATCGCAGATGAACATCCTTATCTCATCGGACATCAAGGCTCCTATATCGCCAGCCAAGTAAGCGATAGGCTCCCCTCCGATCTCCAGATCCAAGGCCAAGGACATATGATCCGTCAAGTGCCGGCACTCGTGGAACAACGAATTAGAGAACTCCCTGTAAGACGAGGTCCGGCCTATCACCATGACGGATTCCCTTCGCCGGTAGTTGGAATAAGTAAGTCCCACGTCCAGCTTGCAGGATCCTACGTTGCCATAAGCCTCCCGTATCTTGCTTTCCGGGCAACCGGCCCTCCTCAATAGGGCTATGATATCGGATATCCTCGAGCAGGTGACGTTATACAGTACGTGGATCACCCAATCGTATCTCTTGATATGGTAATCCCGTCGTATCATCTCCTTACCGTCTTGAACTCCCGCTCTATCCTCCTCCTTTGTTGCCGGGTGAGATTGGTTGCCTTGAGATTGCCCACCACCTCGGATACCTTGTCAAAATCCTTCTCTGGCATACTCGCCAGCACGTCCTTGGGGGACTCTCCCTTCAAGATCCTCAGTATGTAGCCCCAGCCTCCCATCACATCATCTCCTCCCAGATTATAGGCGTGCCGGACCCGATGCAATCAGCGTAGAACCGAGTGAACACTATCCCGTCGTAAGCGTCCGGATCGTCGCAGACGTTCTTGACATAAAGAGCGGCGTACTGCTCGTTAGGCACTGAGGAGCCAAGGTAATCGGCCTTGCACATGTTGGCGGCGTAAACATAATCGTATCCACCCTTTTTCTTCACGTCAACGCTATACTTCTTCAGCATCTCATCCACCTGTTCCTTCGTGAAAGGGGTTATCTTGACCTTCTTCCCGTTTCCGTCCTCCTTCTCCATCATGGATACGGCCCAATCGCACATGGCCTTGGAAAAATGCCAGCCATACGCCTTCAGGTAGGATCGCATCCCGGAAGGGAAATCATCATACATATCTAGTCTCATATTCCTCTGTTTTTTAGGAGGGGGAAACCGGTCCCCCCTCATGGTTATCTACGATATCGTCTCGAGTAGCGTCCGGTGCCCGGTACCCCACGGCGATTGCCATAGCCTCCCCCGGATGATCCACGACCGCCGCCACGGTTGCCGTAGCCGCCACGCTCCCACATCTCACGGAACTCGTCGTCGTCCTCGAACTCATCGTCTTCGTCTTCCTCCATGCGGTTGCCATAGCCTTCCATGGCCTTCCGCTTTCCTTCCTTACAGCCAAGCTTATAGGCCTCCTTCGCCAGTTCCAACATATCCTCGTCTTCCATGGCGTCGAATTCCTCGATCAGCTCTCTCAGTTTTCTGCTATATGTTCCCATATCACTCTGTTTTTTTATTCTTGTTATTATTACCGTTCACGGAACCGACAAGTTGCTCCATCATGGCAACCAACCTTGCGTTAGCCTCCTTCAGATCGGACATCTCGTTTCTCATGTTAGCGATCTCACTCTCCCTCTCCTTCTCCCGGGCAAACTCAGGGTTCAGTATTACCAGCATCTTCTCGCACCCCTCAATCACGGATTTATGGTAATCGATGCTGTCAAGTGCCTGTCGGCTTTGCTGCATCATGGCGTTGATCTCCGTATTCAGGGCACCTAGATCGCATGACACAACCAGTTTCTCCCCATTTGTAGTGGGGTAATCCGTAATGGTAACGTCGGACAAGACGTTGGAGAAGCTGACGTTGTCCTCACCTACCTTGGCCTTTATGTCCACCACGATTTTAGCTTGCGGACCATACATATTGAAATTTGGATTCTCCGGTCTCGGAGGGGACACGCTGACTATGCTTCCAACCTCACAAAACGGCGTATTCCCCTTATGAAGGATATATAAAGGATTTCCTTGTCTCTGATTCTTGAACATATTTCTTGGTTTTTATGAGAGCCGGATCGCTCCGGTCTCTCGTTGATACTCTCTCACACCACTCCCGTCATTATCTGGAGCGTATTATTGCCCGACTCATAGTAACACAAGTAGATTCCGGTGCCGGTTATATCGGATGCCGTGACATCTGCGCCGTTAATGGTCGTTAGCGCCTGCGTGGAGCCGTTCGTGTCAAACACTACCGGCAACGTCCCGGTAGTACCAGCCGGGATAGGCTGGGCCAGACGGAACAAGATCAACCCGCTAAACGGGGCTGACAGGAACGGGTGATTGCGGAAGGAGAAACGAACGTTGGTCGTCCCGACCGTAACGCCCGTGCTCTCCAAACGTGGGATACCGTTCTTGTTCGCCATTATGAAAGGACTAATGAATGCCATAACTCTTTATTTTTAGGTTATTAACTCATTATCCCCATCCGTTGCCGAAGTTTCCCCAGTTACCGAGACCTAGGCCTAATCCGTACTGGGCGGCCACGCAAGTGGGTATGCCTACCACGGGGGAGTAAGGAACCTTTGCCACCTCCGGCTGGTTACACTCGATCTTGGCCAATCTTGAGCTCAAATCACCCAAGGCGTTACCTAGAGGGGCGGTCTGCGCCTGTAGAGTAGCGGCGAAATAGGCGTTCTGGTTGCTTTGGGAGATCTGTCCTTTCAAGGCTAGGTTCTCCGCCGTCAAGCGATCCATCTTGTCTTGTTGATACAAGTTCTTGAAATCACGAACCTCGTTGATGATATCACGGGTGTTCTGCAGACCTGAGTCACGGAGAGTCAACGTGTTGTTGTTCATCGTATTCACCAGCGTGTTTGTCTGGTTGCAGCTAGCCAATTGGTTCTCGTAGCCCATCTTAGTGATGTTGTTGTTAACCGTGCAGCAGCACTCGGCGATCTGGCTCAATAATTGATTGTTACCACTTTGGACGGCGTTAATGATTTGTTGGGAACTCATGCCTACTTGGTTACCCACGCTCTGGATCTGTCCTTGGATCTGGCAGATAGCGTTTTGTAATTGCTGGGTAGAGCAATTCAAGGAAGATGACAATTGGCTGATAGCCGTTCCGTTTCCTTGGATAGCGTTCATCAACAATTCACGCCCTGCGTCATTGTTCAATTGAGCCGGTAATCCGTTAGCCCCGTTGTTGCCGAAGCCGTTGCCACCCCAGCCTCCCCATACGAAGAACAGGAGGATGATCCAGATCCACCAGCAACCACCACCGCCCCAAGCGTCTTGATTGCCCTTATTGTTCATCAAAGCCGCTACCAAATTGGGGTCCAATGATTTTCCACCACCGCCCATCAAGCTCGGGAGAAAGGCCATGATGTCAAACTTACTTCCACCGGAATTACTTCCTTCGGGAGTACCGATAAAATAATTTCTATCCATTATCTTTAATTTTTGTCGTTAATCCGGCACCATTACCGGACACGACAAAAATCATGAGAAGGGCTTTGCTAAATAAATATCTCCTTGCTAGCTTGTTGCGAGGTTATTGCTAGTTCTTTGCGGAAGGGAATGAGACAAAAAAGCGCCGCCAATTTGTGTTGACGACGCTTTTACCTTTTAAGGGAGGCTTTATAATGATATGGAAAGGAGCTCTTCTATTATTAATATGATATTACCTTTCACTTTAGTTTATCCTGCAATATTTTCTCAAATATCTTTTTATACTCCCGAGGAGTTTTCTTGCTTTGATATAGCATATAAATCAAATCCAAGTATTCTTTCTCAAACAAACTACATATAAAAGTCAAATCAGACACATTCAATGATAAGCTATGCGTGGAGGTCTTTGTATAACCATAATCTGGAACGACCGTACTATCTTCAGGAAACCTGAAGCTTTGAGTAACTCCATTGCCGTCTTTGTATGTGCCTACATCCTTACTGGCAAGAAACACATAAGATTTAGGGTCATTAGATCCAGAAGGATTTTTCCCATGCACATAATCACTAACCCCAGACCTCTTTTTCGATGTAGTGTATGTGGCTAACACACAATCTTGCCCGTCATTATGTAAAATGATCGCATATTTTGGTTTCGTGCATATATTTGACAGCTTAAACGTGCCATATAAAACGTTTCCGGGCTTAAACATTATCGCATGACTTTAATTTACTATTAATCATCATAATCTCCATGGCACCATTATAGTTCTCCAGTTTCTCAGGATCATCCGCTATTAATCTCTTAAAGTCTAAGCTATAATCTGATACTTTATAATCATTATCGAAAATAATATTATGCTCTTTCTTGGTAATATCCCATAACGATCCCTTTTTATGGGTCAAATTCACCAATTCACTAGGCTTTTTATTCCCATATTCTTTTATGACACGATCTATTATGTCCATTTCGTAGTCGCTAAATTTATCATCCGAGAATGACACCTTCGGCAAAACGTAAAAATGATTATCTGATCCTGAGCATTTCTCCGCCTTAACATAATCAGAGAACTCCATTCCCCCGCATTTTATATAATATGTATCTGGAGCTACAGGGCCATATTGCCACGCCTTATAATCAAGCCAAGTGACAGGAACGCCATCATCCTTAACAGCCTCTTCATCTATAAGATATAGAAGCTTAATAAGCTGAGTATGGTATATTGGAGATATCCTCTCCGACAAATATACCATAAGATTGCCTATTTTATCTTTATTGACTTTTATTCCTAAACACATTTCGATTTAAATAATTTCCTGTTCAATAAACAAAACCCCGATACGGATTGTTGCGCCGCCGAGGTTTCATTATTATCTTTCATGCCGCAAAGGTCGCATAAAATTTTGTTATATGAAAATTTTTTCATAAACAAATCACATGTCATATAACATAACGCACCCTCAGACCGTACCGGATAGCTCCTCTTTGACGCTCTCCACCGTCCTCCTCAGATAGTAACTCCTCTTGATCCTGTCCGGGTACAAGTTACGCATCCTGTTGATCGCCTGCCTCGTCATCCCCGTCAGATCGGATATGATATTGTCGCTTAACTTGCGATCGGCCAGTATCGTTATAGCCACTCCCCTAGCGTCAACATTGCGCTCCTTGTTGTTGCTAAACATCATTACCGGATCGGTCCCGCACTCCTTGCACACCGCCTCTATCACTTTCTTGTAAAAAATTTCAACCTTATTCATGAACTTTTTATTTCGTGGTTTGTTTTACTATCAAAGCCGGGCACAAAAAATGCACGGCAGAAGAAATAAGAATCTCTCCCGTCGTGCAGCGATAATTAAAACAAACTTCCGATCCGTTTTAATTCGTGGGGAGATTCTTTCTCTTTATCTCCCCGCCAACTCATCCTCGCGGAGTCATTGGATAACACTATGTATCAATATTAAATCACCCTCTCTTATTAATGATCCACCATAACATGGCCGCAATCATTCCTCCTACCAACAGATACCACCATACCCTAGGATGAATGAGCCTCGTTTCCTTATCCACGTTTATCGTTTCTCTCTCATCGGTAACTACCGTCTCATTATTCGTCCTCACCTCTGTCATATCAGATCCGGACGAAACGATCTTCTCGCCTGATTCCTCTCGCTCCTTTCCTATGGTTATATCGGATGTCTTGACAGGATATATGTTCCCCACGCTGTCTGGAGAAGACCACTCCACGACCAAGATCCGGGCGCTCAATCTCTCGTTAGATAATATCCGCTCTATGGCCGAAAGGCTGTCTTTTTTAAAGATACTATCCGATAGACTGACACTTGCAGTGGTATGCCTTTCCGTATCCGTGGATTTCTTGGAGGTTCCACAGGCACAGAAAAGGCATAACAATATGACGTACCATATTCTCATAGCAAGTTCCACCCAGCTATAACGTCCGACATTTCGGCCTCCCTACCGTTCTCGACCCGACTCATACCAGCGACAATACGGATCATCTGCTCACGATCGTTGATATTTACAGGATCGTCAGCCGGTATCCCGGCGTAATCGGACACGGCCTTAATGTAAGCGTCCGTATCGTTCTCGTTTTCCGGTGCCCAGCGACCGATCATCTTGCGGATCGTGTCCAAATTATAGTTGTTATAGTAGTTACGCAAGATCCGGAATATGGCACGGTAGCCATACGCCATCGTCTCAAACTGTTTGAACGACTTGTCCTTGCTCGGACGTATCTCACCTTGGAACAAGTCTCCGTTGATCCGGATGTTTCCCGGGTTGTTGTTCCGATACCCACGAGGTAAATTATTTTTCCCCATATTTTACTCTCCTTTCTTCTTTTTATTCATGGCATTGGATAAAGCGTTTGTCAAAGCGTCCTCCAAAACCTTTTGCGTTACAACCTTACCGATCATGTCGGCTGTCTTACTCGCCTGCCTCCTTTGTTTGGCGTCAGCCTTCTCCCAGATAGACCGAACCTCCGTTATCAAGATAAATACGGTCACTATCGAGGATACGACCGGGACATTGGTCAAGAAAGGCAGATGGATAAATTCCCAGAACCGGCACACGTAGCAAACCGAGTCTATCCCGCACGCTATACATACGCTACCAGCGTAAAGTATGAACTTACTGACCGTCCTACGCATGCCATACGAATTACGCTCCTCGCCCCTCAATTTAGCCTTGTAATAACCCGAGGCGAAATCCCACCCCATCGCCACCATAACGATGAACATCTCAAACACGACTACAGTCAGTAGCTCCCTCATACTGCAAATCATTTTAAAAAATTCCATTCTTCCGATCCTTTTTTTATTTAGTTATAAAACCACTATGCTCTCCTCCTCTCTCGCCGCCTCCCACTCGGCGAAATCGCTATCCACACGGTCTTTCAACGCCTTCCTCTCGTTAAGGAACGTCTTATAAGACTCCACGTATGACAAGTCCAATATGCCTAGCTGGGCGGCGTTGTAGTCGTTCAGCTTCTTTTGCTCCACGTCCTTGTCCCATAGGGCGTTGATACAGGCCTCCAATATCTTGTTGGCAGTTAACGTGGCCCATATCCTGACCTCGTTGTAACTATAGGAGATCACGGGGGCCATATCGTCACCCATCTCCCTTGTCTCCTCTCTAACGTCCCACCGGTACAGGTAGGAACCGTCACCGTCCCGCTCTATTTTAGGCGGCATTGTGTCGCTCCATGATCGCTTCATAAAACTCTGGTTTTAAAATTTTCTTAGCTAAATGCTTGCTATCGCTATCATATATCCAGCCCAGCCAACCGGCTAGACCTGCCTTGTATTCCGTTAAGGATATATTCGGGACTTTATTCAATCTAGCCGCCGCACGACATAGATTTTGCTTAGTCCTCTTCCTTATCCGTATATGCTCCTTATAGAAAACGAACCCCACGAAATCTATACCACGGCCGCTTTTATCCGATCTTCTCTCAGCGATCTTAAATATCTGGTAATTCCCTTTCAGCTCCAACTTCAACACGGTCAACCTATCGATAAGCCACGGAAGCAATACGTTTCTCAAGAAACACTTATCATGATGGAAAAAAGTCATGTCATCCGCATATCTGATATAATGCTTTATATCTATAATCTCCTTTATCTCGTGATCCAGATAGGCGAGATAAAGATTCGCAAGATATTGGCTAAGATAATTCCCGATCGGAACGCCGGGAGCGGAATCGATGATCTCATCCAACAACATAAGCAAGCGATCGTCCTTGATCTTCTTCCGAGCTATGCCTTTCAACACTTCATGGTCTATTGACGGATAGAATTTGCGGATATCAACCTTGAGGCAATAGGCGGATTCACGATCGGACAAAGCCCGTCTTGTCCTTTTATACGCCTCCGTTATCCCTCTTCCCTTGATACATGATGTCGTGTCAGAAGTGAATATGGAAACCCATATAGGTTCCATGACGTTCATTATAGCATGATGCAATATCCTGTCCGGGTAATAAGGAAGCTTGAATATGACCCTTTCTTTAGGCTCATAGATGATATCAGTCCGGTACTTGGAAGTCTTGAACGTGCCATCCTGCAAAGACTTTAGCAAACGGCTGAGATTACCTTCTTTGTCCTTGTCAAACAACCTTATGCCGTAGGAATCCTTCTTCCCCCTCCGAGCCTTGATGTCTGCCAGTATCAAGTTATCCATATTCGCTATCTTATCAAATAAATTTCCTATTCTCTTCATTGTCATCAATTTGCTTTTTATCATAGGGAGTCTTCGGTTCCCCTACCAACACCCTTTATATGGGGAGACTTTTTTCGCCAAGAGGCGAGGCCACCATCCCTGTTTGTTCCCTAAATATCTTTCCCCTTTCTTAAAAGTATAGGCGTGAACCGATGTTACGATTCGCATCGGAAGGCGCATTATTCGTATTCACGTTAGCGAGGCCTGCATTCGACCTGTTGTCCGCGTTACCGCCAACCAGCACCACCTAGGGATGATCGACCCTTATTCCGTTATTCGAGATAATACCTGTTCCCGGAGGCTCGCATCGTCACTTTCCTCGGGAACTTGTCCATCTCCTTTATCTTTCCAAGCACGTACTTGATCTCTTGGGAATTCGTAAAGAATTTCTTGGCATCACTGTCCTTGTCCTCGATATTGTTCTTGATCATAACGAGTGCCCGGTCCTTCCCAAACTTGGTGGACACGCCGTCCATGTAATCAATGACCCAGAACGTGAGGTTCGTCAACTTCTGTTGGGTGATCTCCGGACAATTAAAATGCCTTGAGTTCTTATCCCTTGGGATGTTCAAGAATGACAAGCTGCCATCGTCTTTATTCTTATTTTCTTCCATTTCATATTGTTATTTAATTGTTATACAAAATATTTCCGACGTGATACGTGCGGCTACGCCGACGTTTTACGAAATTCGGGGAAAAAGCAAAGGCGCGAACCGAAGTAACGAGCCGCACCGGAAGGCGCATTATCCGTACGCACGTAAGCGAGGCCCGCATCCGACCCGTAGCCCGCGTAACCGCCAACCAGCACCACCTGTAAGCGGTTGGCTTGCGTATAGGTGTAGTAATAGTCGCACCAGTAGGTAGAGCTACTACCGCCGACCTCCGTAGCCACGATATCCCCATCTTCCCCAAGTAACATCTTCTTGGCATAACCATTGGTACGGCAGATGTTACCTTTCTTGTCATAACCTGTGTAAGATGTATCGCTGAAGTTTGACGGGTCATCGGTAGTCCATAGGATAGACAATCCGGAATCACCCGTGGTGACTTGTATGTTGGCCCCATCGGTGTATTTCCAGATATGGCCGAACGGGTTCTCTATGCCACGGTACCTGTTAGCCATCAACGTGGCGTGAGTACCACCGGAGGCGTTCTTCACGACATACGCCTTCTCTCCCGAGCCGTTCCCGAACTCGTTGGTATAGCCGCATGGGATAAGAGGATTGGCGTTGTTGAAGTTCGTCCAATCCGTCATTTGCGTCGGTCCCGGACCTAGGCCGCCTTGGGCGAAACCGTTAGCGTCCTTCTGGGCGTTGAAAGGTTTCTGGCTGTCCAGCGTGGCGTACTCGACGGCGAATAACCAGAACAGGATCTTGTGGGCGTTATAGGTGTACATTTCCCAGCCGCTGCCACGTTTCCTAGCGGCTTGCCGGAATTGGTCTCGGGTGAGGTTGGTGACGGGGCGGCCGAGTAGGGAACGGTAGGTATCATCCCATTCAGCGGTGTTGTCACCACCTCTAAAATTAGTTGAATTAGGATCACTTAATTTACTAGCTCCAGCCGCCGAACATAATAAATTATCGGTTCTATACATTCTGGCTTCATATGTTGAGATATAGAACTTATCTACATGTTTATACCCAGGTAATGGAATTTCGGACAACATCTTCCTAAATTTAGTGCCATTAAAATACAATTTATACCAATGTTCAGGTATCTCTGTCATAACGGCATAATCCAAATAGCTTCCACCCCATGAAAGCTCATTATCCAAATATTCTTTAACTCCACCATCTCTATCCAAAAGACACCTTCTCATCTTACTCTGCACCGGCAACTCCCGATGTAGTTGCATATTACCCACACGCTTCCCGTCCGGGCTTGACGATGCCATGTCCCACTCTACACCGTAGGCGTACCGCTCCTCTATATCCGGGATGTCCTCCCAAGCGGGGGTCCACTCGGTGGAGATGTCACCATATTCAAGTTTAATCTTATGGATGGTGGAAGTTGATGTGCCAGTTTTAGGAGAACTAAATACAACCATATGTGTATTATCAGCTACTGCATCTCCGATATTAGTAATCCATTTAAAAGTCTTACTGGCCTTCCCATTCACAAAGTCAGCCTTACTGAACTGAGCCATAGAACCTACTGCACCAGTAGAGTTATATATAGTGAACATTTCCTTATCATCACCCAATTCTCCAAAAATAGTCAATGTTACTTGTGTTCCTTTAGATATCGGTTCAGTTAGCCAATAATCAGCGATATTGTAATTCGAGTTACTCACCTCCTTCCCTGATCCCAGCAACAGGTTCCTGCCGTACACGGGCAGCTTGCGGTACTTGCCATCAGCCATCAGAGACTTATCCTTGTCCCCCTTGGTCTCCAGCGTTATCGACACGTCCGGATCTTCGTTTTGGGCCTTGTCCGGCGTTATGGTTATCTGGCCGTTAGACGGGGTGGATGTGACAACGGGCTTTAACTTATTAACGTCCGTCCTTAGACCGGTGACCAGATTCCGGATATCCGTATCGTCGTAATTATCCAATCCATCCAACTTACCCTTATCTTCGTCAGTATAATTATTGTCCGTATGGACGTAATTAGCGTCCTTTACGATGTGATCGTCATTTGTTAATTGGGATGTCTTGGTTGGGATCAAAGCCGTTATCTCCGCACGCAAGTCATTGAGAAGACCGGTTAGGGTTTCCTTATCAGTAATACCCTGCAAAAAAAGCTCGATCTCATGGAAGGTATCTATAGCGTCGCTCGCTCCATCACCCAATAACGTGTCGATATCCGCCTTGATAGAGGCGATCTCACTCCTGACCCATTCATCATCATAGTTGGATAAGCCGTTGATCTTAGATAACAGCTCATCCGTAAGGTCGTTTGTGCTAAGTCCCTTCCCTTTGATCTTCTCGACAAACCTATCGTCAATCTGTCCGGACGTGTAATAACCTGACAAGATACTCGTGACCTCCGCAAGTATTTGTTTTTTCAAATCCAGCAACACTCCGGCCATATCCTTATCCTCTGTCATACCGGACAAGAACTCCACCACCTCCTGCCATCTGTTGATGATATTGTCCGCGTCCGGATCTCCCGTTATAAACGTGGACAGATCGGAAGCAACTTTCCTTATGGCCGTGTCAAGATCCCCCTCTACCTCCTTCGCCCTGCTGATCTCGGAGGTTAAAGCCTCTCTTAACGCCGTGTCATCGTAATTACTCAATCCGTCGAGCTTTTTCAAAAGAGCGTCCGTCAAGTTGTTATCCGTATGCGTGTAATCGGCATCGGTTACGATATTATCCGGGAGAATGGGTATCCCTAACTCCTCTAGGGACTTATCCCCGACCAACTCAACCCCGTTGATCCGTGGTTTATTGGTCATACTTTCATAATCTCCGGTCCCTACGGCAGGAACGGAGATATCTCCCGTTAGCCTTACCGTTGTCACCTTGACGCTGCCACATCCCGTATCTCCACCTACGGAGCACGACCGTGGGATAAGACGGAACGCATCGCAAGCGTCTACGGTGTACATGCCCTCCTTCCCTTTGTTCTCGATAAGAGTCAGCGTATAGACACCGTTATAATCTTGGTCTTTGCCTAGGTAGGTGAATCGTATCACGTTATCCCGGAAGTGGAGGTCTTTTACCTCCATCTTCCTGTAACCATTGGTCATGAAGACGCTAATGTTCTTGCCATCCAAAGACTCGGGCTTACCGTCCCGGAAGATGGTCCATTCTATATTGATGTCGTTTCCTATGCGAATAGCTTCCATATTATTGAAGGGTGAAGGGGTCTATTATTTTAAAAGATTCTCCATCTCCATTGGACACAATAATCTTTCCTTGGCAACTCTCGGAGATTTGAAAGACATAGTCTGATCCAGCTTTAAAAGATCCTAATACCGTACATCCTTTAAGAGAACCTGAAATTTGGAGTCTAGCCTGTCCTTCGATGTTAAATAGGTTATTAGTCACCATTAAATTTGCGCCATTCAATAATATATCTACATAATTATTTACCGTATTACCGCTAACTTCCATAGCGACATCATCTATATTAAGTCCATATCTCATATCATTAGTATCTATTTTTGAGTTAACGGTTCCTTTAACAGCTATGAAAAAAGACTTATTTGAGCTATTTTTCTTTATCCTGGCAGAACCTATCGATGGTTTTGCCACACTAAGGACATACACAGCAGTATTGGTTATACTATCAAGAATATATATTTCATTATTCATTGCCTTGCCATCCAAGGAAGCGTCCATAACCGAATCCTCGCTAATGCCATTATATGAATTTAAAAAAGGTAAAAGTAAAAAACGGTACAGGACCATTTGTCACCTTTTTAAAAATATTTGAGTCTATTTTCCATTTTATGTTCTTAAAATCAAAATCAGCCTCATTTCCATATTCGTCTATAAGCCTATAAATATATCCTTTCCCACTCTCATGAGCGATTGGATACGATTTAGTATCATTATTGATATCATACCATATTTCCCAAGATCCTAGGTCTGATCCGGCGAAGTAATCATCACCTTCACGCATTATGGCAGATGCTTTACGTTCTAGTTTATTGGAAGATTTAGCCGTGACGATAATGTCAAAAGGTTTCTCCGCTGAAACAGCCTTGTATTTATCATTTACTTTAGTTACATAATCTGTGATCCTGTACTTGTTCCCTGCGACAAGAGAGCTTGCCTGAATCAAAGATACTATCTCCTGATAGGTTACAGAAATCATTGTTGAGCCGCCAGAACCAGCCAAATCATATTCTTGCCCATTTACATTTATTTTTCTGATTGTTCCCATATTTTTATTTATTTGATTGTTAATACTCCATTAGCAACCGTTGTTTGCGAATCGGAAATAAAAAAGGTTTCACCCGACACTTCCGCTTGTATATTTTTAGTAAAAACCAAAACACTACCTGAAACAAAAGCCTTTGTTATCCCAACTCCGGACTGTAACAAGGCTAACAAATCCTTTATCTGATTAGATTGCTCATCTATAATAGCCTTAAGCTCTTCGTTATTATTATTAAATTTATTGTTTAAACCTATAACTTTCGAATCTGTAGCATCATTTATCCTATCTTCCAAGCTAGGGATTAATACAGTTCCATCTTCCAATATAGACAAAGCGTTTTCTCGCGAGTTATCATCACGTCCTATCCCATAGGAAAACAGCACATTTTTATTATTTAGTGTTGGCTTATTAAAACGACCAAAAGAAACGCCATAATCCGAATTTACAAGCAGCCACTTCCCATGACAAAACGCCAACCTTGCAGGGGCTATATTACCTATAGTGCAATACTCTCCTCCTACATGTGAAAAAGAGCATCCCGGATAAACCTCATTACTATATCCTTCCACATGAACACAGAAGTTTTGGTCTGTATATTCTCTCCCCGAAAACAGAACATTATTGTATCCTTCCACATGATTTGCCTTATGTACTATTGGGGCACTATGTGAATAATATAAATCACCGCATATATTATTATATCCTTCTACGTGGCTTGTGTTATCACAAATAAAATTGTTACATCCCTCGAGGTGGCTTCGGGTGCCAATTGAAATGTTCAGAGCGAACTTCTCTCGTATAGATACAGCGTCAAAAAATAATGAGTGCTCAATATTTTCAGAGTTATAGACTCCGTAATCTTCTATGAAAGTCCTTAAAGACTCTCCACTCGTATCAAAAATAGGCCGATCCGCTATGCCTCCTACGGTATTTTCAATAAAATAAGGCTGGGTGCCTATTGATTCTCCTTCTACATGCGAACCATCTCCTAAACAATAAGAATATAATCCCTCTACATGCGATTGCGCTCCTAAGCACCATGTTCCCCTGCCCTCGGCGTGACCCTCGCTAGCGAACACATTCGTTTCGTAACCCTCCGCATGCGCCCTAGGACCGGTAGCGTTGGTATTCATACCCTCTGCGTGGGCGTAATTTCCTGCCGCCTTGTTATTCTCATAGTCATTGAATATCTCGGCGTTCTTGTAACCCGAGTAGTTTTGACCTACACCAAAGGCAAGGCTGTCCAATTCGATAAAATCCCCGTTTGCGCTTTTATCAACGGAGGATTTAAAAATATAATATCTATCGGCTATGATATTATCCGTAGGGACAAACACGTTCCCCGCCCCATTTCCGTCTTGGCCGGGCTTGCCTTGTGGGATACCTAAATCCAAAGCATAAATAGGTATACCTTCTGGGGTCTCCCCTCTCAAGACAAAGCCAGCCGTTGCCGAGCTATTAAAAGGAAGGGTGGAGACCGTACCGATAGAGACGACCGGAGGATCTCCCGGAGTTCCCTTCGGACCGGTTAGCAAGGATAATTCCACCAACACATTCCATCCGGGATTTCCAACATACCTCCATTGGATATCCGTAGACGAAGAGGCTAGTTCTATCTCCCTACCGTCAAGTCCCTTAAGTATAGCCATGGGGACTCTCACTAATTCCTCCTTAGCGGAAATACCGGGCAAAGATGACACGGAGGATATAGAGTCAATCTCCTTGAACTGACTTAAATCCTTGGACTCCTCCGCTAAGATCTTTTTACTCTCAGCGGCGATCGCACGTAAATCCTCGGGCGTTAGAGTAAAGCCGGAAGACAATGTAAGATCCCCTACAGCCATATTATCGTATGTTATTCTTGTTTAAGGAAAATATTTGCCGCATCGTCTATCACGGTTGACAATATAGCCTTGCAGTCTTCGTCCGAGACTCCATCTTCCAAGACTATCGATTTCCTGCCTTTGTCCACAATGTTTACATAACCGAACCTAAGCTCTCCTTTTTTGACCGAGGCCAATACCTCTGTTACCTTTTCGCCCGCATTCCGTGTTGTCTCATAGGAGATATCATAATCTCCTACCGTGTTTTTGTATTTGCTTCTCAATACAGATGATAATGTTGATAGTGCCATGTTAATTTCCCCTTTCTATAATGTTATAAATTTGCCCATACGCTCCAGGAGGTAAGAGTAATGCCACTTTTTTGATCAATGTAGCCTCCTCGATTGTTATATCCAATTCTCCGTTAGCTTGCCTTAGCTTCAGATACAGTTCAAATGCTTGTAACTTGCTACGCGAATCATCTTCATCACGCCCTGTCATGTGGATATATTTGCCATCAAATAATCCTTGGCAAAGGACCTCGTCTATCATTTGATAACGTTTCTCCTTTTTCTCTCCGGCAGGTACCCACTCAAAGGCTTCTTCGCCTTGAGAATTCTTAAATGCTATGTGAAAATTCACTTTCATAATTATTATTTTTATATTAGGAACTTCTTCTTATCTCTCCAGTATTTGTATGTATTAATAAAGGCTTCCAGTAGGAACTTTCTGCCGTCGTACTTAAACCCTTAAACGTTATACCTCCTTCTGTATACAATGCCATGGAATCACTATTATCCGCTATTCCAATCAAAGCCGCCCCTTTTCCGGAATGAGATTCTACATGCCCGGCATATATAAAGGTAAAAACTTGTCCAGCATCGTACATGCGAATAAAAGCGTCGGCATCATCTGTCTCAAGGCTTTTATAGGACATTATCTTAAAGGCTCCAATAGTCCCCTCTGTTGCCGCCAACTTCTTAGCATACAAATTATTCACATCAATCATAGAAGTAGCGATATACCCATTAACGATGATTGTCTTATCTTCCAATGCTTTAATAATGTCATTCTCTTTGACCCAACCGGGAAGTAACTCGACCGATGTATTGGCTTCCTTCGCCGCATTTAAAGCATTTGTGGCGTCTGTAATGGCTGTAGTCGCCCTGCTATAAGCCGATGAAGCAGTTGAGTCTGCGCTATTCGCTATGCTATAGGCATCAGAAGCTTTCTCATAGGCTTCCAAGGCTTTATCCAATGCATCCCCGCCAGCCGCATCCACCTTATCCTGTAAAGAGGAGTCTAAATCTGAATAGGTAACGGCTCCCACAAGGTTGATCCTATTCGATTTAATGGTGGTTGTCGTTGCCGTCTGGTTGATATACGATATGATATTATCGCCGTTTTCCAAGCTCTTGGCGGCGAACAACGTATTTCCCTGCGTAGTGTTGATCCATCCCGCCGTGTCTATCTCATTCCTTATATTATCCACCCTCGTTGATATGGCCGATATTTGCCCAGCGGTAATATTCAATTGAGAATCATACTTGGTATACACCTTACCTGTTTCCTCATCCACATAATCCTTCGTTGCCGCCAGCTTGATATACTCTTCTGTTTGCTCTATCCTTGTCTCCAACCTGATAATGGCATCCGCCAAGTTATCGATAAACAAGGAAACACCATAAATCAGTATTTCCCCATCGAAAGATATACGGAAATCGCCACGTTCGTCCCATTTCCCCGCTTTCGAAAGCTTACGATACGAGGATGATGGTTCCAAGGACATGGAGACATAAAGGCTTGATCCCTCGAAACCTGCGGTCAATATCCCCGCCTTAACAACCCGGTAATGTAATGAGAAGGAATAGTCATACTCGGTCGCCTCGGTCTCATGTGACGGTATGTTTATAACGTCATTCCGCTGGAGGATATACGAGTCACTGATACGTAAGACATTTCTGTTGCCGTCTTGATAAATATCAGAAACTCCCCTCTTCTCTGACAGGAAAGAATCATTGGCGTAAATAAACGATCCGTCATGTCCCCAAAAACTTATTGAGTTCTCTGTCACCCAATAGTCCGTATTTTGGGAGAATGAGCTATTTTTCAATATATTGCCCGGCTCTAATGATATATCGTTCCTGATGCCTTCGATTGAACTCTCGAATTTCCCGTTCATTATGGAAAATTCCTGCTCGACCGTATTACCTGTATCAAGGATGTAGGTCGAATTTTCAAAGTAAGCCCCGTTACCGTAAATCCCCCAAACACCGGTCAAATCTATACCGTTTTTGGTTCTTATCCCGGAAAGATTTCCGATACGTGCCTTGGTCGCGTTATCGGGGTCTGTCTTCATCCCATACACGACATCCATATATGGAGCGCCGATCTCGTCGATCGTAGTAATCTTGACAATACCCTTTCTGGTAGAATCAGCCACGCTATCTATACGGGTTAATACATCTCCTTGCGCAATGTCGGCTTTATCACCGGCAAAGTTGACAAACGTAATCCAGTCCAAGCGATCTTCACCGTCCGATAAATTACCGATGCCGACTTGATCAACCCGAAGTTCGTATTGCTTGATGATATTGTAATCATTCTCCCCTGTCGGCATTCCCCCAAAATGTTGGACCATCAATATATCCCCCGAACGGAACGGATTGTAGAGCACGCCGTTCCCCGTGTCCAAGTAAATCCTTCCGGTCGCATGGTCGTAATACTCCACCTTCATCATCCCTGAGAATATCACGTTGTCGTTTTCGCCACGAAGCTGAGAGACGATGAACTCATAGACCCGGAGACTGCCTCTCACATTTATATCGTCTATCTCTAAACGGAATTTCTGTTCCTCTACACCAGCCGAGTTAACCCGTTTATATGGAGCAATATCCCAACCGAAGCCATTAGGGAAACCGGATATAAACGTATGGGACCCCACTCGTTTCTTGAATAAAACATTCCCACGGAACCATGACTCATCAAATATGGCACGACCGTCGGCCTTGATCTCCCAGCCCTTGCCGTCCATGCCGTCGAGGAAGATGGAGGAACCTATCTTCTTGTCGAAGATGATCTCACCATGAGCCGTGTCATTGACATCCTTCCTTAAATATTTCTTATTAAGTTCTTCGGGCGATAATCCTCCCCCAATGACATATCCACCTTTAGAAACGGATCCTTCATTCCGAACGTTGTCAATGGCCTCCCAAATCTTATCAATCGTACTAGCGATAGGTTTATCGCTAAGGGATATCTCATAAACCGGGATATCCTCACCTTCTTTTATGGATAAGCTCTGGATAATAATGCTATAATCTGTTCCAAAATCAGCGTCATACAACGGAAGCCTCATGCCTTCCCTGATCAAATCATGTAGATTCCCGTTTCGAGCCATGTATATCTCATCCACCCCTATATCGTAAGTATAGGTCACATGATCATGATCGGCCAGATAGGAAGTAGCCGCATTTAATAGCTTATCTTCCGCATATTCCACATACTTATCTGGCATATTGATGTTCAGCAAGATAAAACGATCTCCCGTTGATAGATTCTGTCCGGCATTAGGGACTTGGAAGTTGTCTCTCGTGGATTTGTTAAGCGTTATCTCATAGTTACCGTTCTCCAATTGAATCACTTCCACAATCTCGAACTCGTAACCGATCAAACTTCCGCTTCGCATTGATATCGTCGCCGTCTCAGAGGTCAAGTAATCTTTGATATTGAATCCGATGTTCTTGATCGTCACCTTGAAAGAACCCGACGTCTCTGTTTCTTCCGTTATTTGCTCAGCGGAGACAAGCTCATCTATTCGTCCTATACCGGGTAACTCCACACCCGCTATAGAAGGATAGATATCCTCAAATAATTGGGTGTATTCCCTTACCCCATAAGCGGAGATATTTTTCGATTCAATATAGCTCTTGCCTGTCTCCAGATAACCGGGTAACATCAAGTTCTTCTTGCCAGAGAAATCTGATTCTCGCTTATTGTAATCGGAAGGTATATTGCGTTCGCCTCCATAAGCATACAACCTAGTGACAATCGCCTCGTCAGCATTGACATTCCTAGTTATCTGGTATAAACCGTTATCCTTACCGTAATAAAAAGTATGATTCAAGGAATCTTCCGGGTATCCGATCCTCACCCTTCTCTTGGTAACGAGAAAATTTAGCCCAAACTCCTTATTGATCATCACGAGGGCGTTCCAGCAAGAGGTATTGTCTATCTGTATTTCCGCTTCCTCGGTCTCAACGCCCTCATAGACATCAATAGTCCATCCCGGATAATCACGGTTCATGTTCGCCTGTATCCTCTCTGCGAAAGTCTTGGCGGTACCTACAAATGAGAAAGACGGACTAGGCTGGTAATGATAATCATTGCCATACGGGACATAATCCAATAACTGACAATTTTGTAACTCTACATCTACCGTATTGAATACCAAATCATACTCAAAGGCATCTTGAGCACTGCCAGAAGAAGCGCTCTTCGTTTGGGAAGGGGTATAATATAAATAGAAAACCTCTCCCCTATAAGTCAAATAGTCGCCTATAGCGAAATTTATCACGACTGGGGATTCGAACGAACAGGATATTGTCCTTTCGCCCATAAACGAGCCGTTGTATTCTAGTTCCTTGATCGTACAACGTTTTATTTCACCTGTCTTATCGTAAACAATCCACCCCATACTACCTAATGATAAATTGCTCCTCCGGTTTGGTCACCCTAAATTTCATCTTAAACTCAGCGACATCCCCCAACCTTACATCGCTCGTAAAATCAAAATCGCTGAACCCTTTAAAGTAAGCCCCCTTACATCCCGTATATGAGTACGGGGAGTATATATTGAGTTCAGATCCATTGGTTGTCAGATATTTGAATAGGGATTCCTGCTTGGATGGAAAAGAACCTCGTGCTCCTTTATACACCATGGATATCTCAACATCATAAGCTCGAAGCTTAACCACGTCTGGGAAATAAACGTCCTCTCCATCCTCGTCCTTCCAGTCACGGGAAGGCAACTCCTTTGTCTCAAGAGGGACGAATAATGGCACGCTTTTGGTCTTGACACCAAAGTCTGCGTATAGATCTTTCGTTTCCGATCCATTCGCCTTTTGAAATATCAGTGTATCCCTATCTGTTCCCATGACAAAAAAAAGAGCCTACAACAGGATGGGCTTAACCATCATGTCATAGGCTCTCTCTGAAGCTCTTGTTTTTTATTATGAAAGCAAATATAGATAATATTTATATCACAACAAAACAATATAGATAATATCTATACGATAGAGTGATCTTTTAATCTTTGTCTCTCGATCACCCTCAAGAAATCCCTCACGCAAGACACGGCCCTCATCTTATCCATGATGTCCCTGTCCTCGTAGCAACCCTCGCGACTCAACTGGATGAGCGTATCTATCATATCGCCCATGTCCTCGGAGAACAGGTAACCGGACATGTCCTTTATCTCTTTCATCATTTCCGGGGTGATGCTCAATCCTCCGATAACCAACTCCGAAGCCTTACTAATCTTGATCTCGTTCTCGCCGGCTCTCACGACGATGTCCTTAATTAAATCTTCCATATTCATCTAGTTTTAAATCATTTTGCATTCATTATCAAGTCACATGAAGTCAAAGTCTTGGCCGTACGCCTTTATATCGTACCTCAATAATATATGTGTATCAATTAGTTTCTGTCTGATCTCTCGATCAATGGGAGAATACCGTTTCGTTTTAGCTCCTCATATAAGAACAAGCGTCCTTTCTGAGTCCATTCAGTATTAAGGCTCACGTCCGGACTGCCGTTGGAATGGGTGTAGTTGTGAGTGGCACTATGGACATAGCCCTTACCTAAATACTCTCCGTACAATATCCATTGCCCGTTGACCTTTCGTTGTATGCGGAGATCACGTAACAAGGCGTTGAATCTTATGGCTGTCATTCCATAATCCTGCGCTATCTGGGTGACGAGAACGGTCTTCTTGCTCTGGAGGATAAAACGGGCATACTCGCTTTGATGCTGTAGTTCCACGTTCTCCGCTCTCAATTCCGTTATCTCCTCATCCTTTTGCTCTAGCCTCTTCTGCTTGTTTCCGCTTAATTCCGGTGTTCCCATACGCAAAGTTTATACAGAAAAAATAATCTAACAACATCCTTATTTTAAGCACAAAACAAAACGGATAGATAACGATAGATAAGGACAGATAACGGTACTTAAAATCACAGTGATTTAGAATCATTCTAAATAATGTATTTTATTAACACTACATATCAATGTATTTCAGATAGATAAACAATAAGACCATCAGATACTAAAATCATCCTATTTCTTATTATTTCATGCAATCATTTAATTATCATTGAAATAATTCCATCAAACCCTCCGGCCGTATTACCGGAGGGGCATCTACTTCCGATCCTCTCCCCGTCGTTCGAGTTATCCCGCAAGCCTTACGCAGATCATGTCGCTTATCACGCCCATGAACCGATCGTACGCTTTCTTATTCCATTCCTCATGATCCGGCATCCAATCATTGAACACCTCAGAGAAGATCACGTCATGATCCCTGTTCTGAACAAACACCTGTAGGCTTGATGTCTCTGGCATCACACTTGCCGATATATGAACCGGCTTCTTTCCGATCATGCACTCCAACGCAATTCTTTGTACGTTCTTTAATACCTCTATTGTTCCCATATAATTTTATATTTAGAATAATTCCACTTTTTGCTTTGAAATACTATCATAGAAGTAGCCATTGTAATAAAACGCTATCGCTAATCCGTAACGATCTGCAATAAATATCTGAGTGCTATAAATATTACGACCATAATATATTTCTAGCGTACAACTGTTGACACGTTCATTTCCAATCAAAACGCCACGTTTACCATCAACCATATGTTCTGCTAAATGCACGGACTGGCGACTTTCTATATCCATTTCTTCCCTGCTACTACAAGTTCCAGCCTTATAATTCACTTTCATTCCTTTCATGATCTCACTCTTGTTGTATTTCTGTGTTGCCATTGTACTGTTGTTTTATTTTGATGATGCAAATGTAATACGATAGTTTTACTTATACAAGAAAAAGAAAGACTATCATTTTATATTTAACAATATTTAGTAGCACGATCGTTTTACATTTAATTATTCTATGTAGTTTTGCATAAACTTAATACTGATCGTTATGATAGATAGATTAATAATTAAAGACGCAATTAAGCGTTACGGTACATCTGTTAATGCAGTGGCAGACAAAATGGGTATATCAAGAGTTACGCTAAGCACTCACATTAATGGAAATCCTTCAACGGAAATTCTTTTAAGAATAGCGGAAAGCGGGATGCAAATTTGGATCCGGTTACAGAGCTATTTGAGCAACCAAAGAAAGACTCTCTATCTTTCACGTGTCCTAACTGCGGTCACCCATTGAAAATAAGGGTGGAATGATATCAAGAAATAGAAGATATACTTACTTTACTATGTAAAAATATACTTCAAGCGGTATAGAGATATACTGAGTTGGCAAGGTAAGTAGTACTTAAATTAAGAAATATGTTATCGAGCATGTAATCTCACTCCCCCAAATTTTCTTTTATTAACATAAATATTTATCTTTGCGCTCAATTATCAATTTAAACTACAAAAACATGAAGAAGTTCTTATTTTTATTAATTGCTTGTATCTCAATGTCAAGTTGTTGTACCTTGTTCACAAGGTCAACGCAGTCTATTACATTTGTTGGCCCTAAAGATACAAGGATTTATGACAATGGTCAGAAAATTGCAACTATTGGAGAAACAGGGGAAGCATCCATCAGAATGAGGAAAAAGCTTTCCTCGAAGGAATTAGTAGCTAAAAAGGACGGATATAAACCATATCCTATGCGTTTGGATGCAACATTTAATCCAATTGCTTGTATTAACCTATTAAACGTAATTGCTTGGGGAATAGACTTGGGTACTCAGAAGGCTTGCAAATGGGATAATACTTATTTAGAAATAGAACTTGAAAAATCAGATAAATAAATATTATGAAGAAGCTTTTGTTTATTATGGCAGTGATGCTGTCAATGTTTACTTTTATTGGATGCTCAGATGATGATGACGAAAAAAACATCCAACTAACAACCGATCAAGTCGTTGGAAAATGGAATGTGACTTGGGCTGAACAGGATGGGAAAACTCTCGATATTCCAAGTGGCTATGTTTACATGAATCTGAAGAGTGATGGAACGTACAGAACCGTCATGTTTGATGATTATTACATTGGCGAATGGAAACTTGAAGGCAACATCGTAGTGGGCACTACTACTGACCCTATTACAGAACGTTACAAATTCACATCGATCAACGGAAATAATGCCGAAATCGACTATTCAAACAGCGAGGGCACATTAATGAAGTTCCGAGCAACAAAAGAATAATAATACATATCATGTATACGCCCCACTGTATTGATGGTGGGGCTTTTTAATTCTAATCACTCTCAAATTCCTATTCTTTAAAGATAAATCGACAGAATCAAATCCTGCTACTCTGCCTGTAACGGTTTCAAGGGCAGAAACCTACGATATATAGATAAAATCTATAATATTAAATACATATATAGACAATATCTATACATCTCATTTTTTATACCTTATTTGTTCTAATTTGATTTAAACAATATTAAATAATGATCTAACTAACATGGTTTCTGATACAAAGTAACGTAACTTTGTTGCGCAATCTTATTGATCAACTTAAATTCATAAGAATATGATTCGTACAATTCCTAATCCAATAATTAGCGTCGATGATGTTAGACGCTTTAGAGATGTTATGCGAAAATGCGTAACAGGGGATTTTACGGATGAAGAAAAAGAAAAAATCAGACTCCGTAAAATCGAAATGAAAAGAGTAGATAATATTGTAAGACAGAACAATGGAGGTAAAAACCCTATCCTCGGATATTAATTATTCGGTTCATTTTCTCTCTGAGAAAGATGATCTTTCTGAATTTTCATGTGGCAAGAAGGAATTAGATAAATTCTTTCACGAGGAGGTATTCATTTGCATGAAGTACAAGTATGTTACAGCATACTGCGTTAAAGATCAAAACGGATTGATCATATCTTTGTTCACATTGGCTCATGACGCCGTAATACTATCCTCCGAAGAAGAGAAAGAGGACTTCATATCAGAGTCCTCTATGAGTATTAGTGAAGAATATATAGATACATTTGAGAAGCAATCCGCTTTTCCTGCCGTAAATATTGGACATTTAGCTGTAAGGAAGGAATTGCAGAGTGAGGGAATTGGAACATTTGTCATTAACTTTGTGACTAATACATTCGTTGATTACAAAATAAGCGGATGTCAATTTATAACTGTTGATTCCATTAATAACCCTAGAACAAATAAATTCTATGTGAAAAATGGATTTATCAACCAGACGAACAATGATACATGTAAGCCTACAAGAAGAATGTACTTACCACTTAGAATATACCAAATCTAATAGATAAAATCTATAACCATATTTAATATTATAGATTTTATCTATACAAAAGACTCTAAGAGTTCAATATATCTCCTCCCCGTTAAATACTTGCCCTCGGCTCAACTTTTTACGAATGACTCTAACCGGATCACATGGAGCATCAATAGAACTATCGTCATAGGCGTAAACCGTGCACGTCCCTTTATTGGATAAGACAGACAATACGGATCGGTCATAGCATTCCACGCTCACGTAAGAATGAAACCCGCATTCTATATTAAGACTTATATCATTGAAACAGTATAATTTAACCGTAGCCCAATCTCTTATCTTAATCACCCCGGAAGAATCCCCCATCACGAACACGGACTCTTCCGACCCTAGCTCTATATTGATCTGTCTGTCCAGATAAATGCGATTGTCTTCCAGCTTTTTCAAATCCGGCTCAGAAGAGAAATAACGTCTTACGATCTCCAACGCCGGAGTGGAGTGCTCCATGAGATATTCCGGCCATCGCTTCCAGACCTTGATGATCATATCAACATCCTTATCGCTTCGTCCCCACAACCTCCTGCCACTGGAACAAACCCCTAAATCGGCTAACTCGCCAAATAATTTATCAGTATCCATATTATATATTATTGAATTCTTACAGCTTTCCCGCCCTTTCCTTGTACGATCACGCTTGATAAAGCGTTTTGTATTACGGTTGAGCTCTTCTGTATCTCAATCGCCGCGTCAGCGTTTGCCTTTGTGTTTGCGGCGATAGCGTTTAGTTGTTGCAACTGCGCTTGCGCCGTAACACTCATCGTAGGTAACAGAGTCCCCGCTATATTCTCCAGCAAGTTACGCTTTACGCTCACGTCATGACGGATAGCGTTCAGATAGCTACCTAATAAATTAGCCGTGTCCTCTGTCACTCCTTGGATACTTGCCGAAAGACCTTTCTTATTACTCTCTCCAGTCGTATCAGTAAGGGTTATCCCCGCCTTCTCTGCCGCCTCGTTCAAATACTCCCAAACCTTCTGGCTTTGCCCTATAATATCTCTCAACCCGGATAATTCCGTGACGAGGCCGGACATATCGCTGCCAGACATCGTCCCATCGCCCAGAATCCCACCTTTTCCATCCTTGCCAAACAAATACTCTCTCAAGGAACTCATGGCGGTCTCTATGTATTGGGTTTGAAGTATATTTTTCAAAACATTCTTCATTATATCAGCCACGGTGTTATCAAAAGCCTCCGCGGCGTCCTCGCCGGAGGCGAATGCGTCGACCAGCGAGTCCGCTATGCTACCGGCCCAGTCTTTCAGGTCTATATCGTACAGGTCTTTCGCTAAGTCCTCGTAGAAATATCTCATCTGATCGTCAAGCTCAGCTATCTGCTGCTTATAATCCTCGATTTTCGATTTATCCGTTTTTTTCTTATCCTCCTCCGCTCGCATCTGTTTCTCAAGTTCCTCTCTCTGACGTTGAAGGTTTCGAACCATTTCATCCGTTTGTTTCTCTGAAGCCTCTCCCAATTGCCTTTCGATTTCCTTTTGCAAATTCGTATAGGCGTTTTGTAGTTTTTGCACCTCCAATTGTGATCTTTTAATCGCCCGATCCAGCTTCCTGTCATGGAATTGAGCTATCTTGCCTACTATATTCGGAATAAAAGAAAGAGCGGACGCAGCCATTTGTATCGGGTTCCCGCTGGTCAATCCCTCTGCTAAGCTTCCAAGTTCCCCTAGCATATCTCCGGCAAAAGACAAGGCGTCGGCTACCCTTTCATTACCTAAAGTGTCAAACATGCCAGCCCAAGCCTCAGTAACCTCCTTGATCATTTGAGCGGCATCATTGGCGTACTGCCCTAAAGAGGATAACGCCGCCTCTTTCTCTTCCTCGTTTCCCTCCTTTAGGGCCTTATTATATTCATCAAGACTGTCCTTGATCCCTTGAAAGGGGTTTTGTTCATTCAGTTTTCTTTCTTCCTGAGAGACTTGCTTCACTAATCTCAAATACGTCTCCAAGGAAACGGTAGTCTTCTTTATGTCATCATTCTCATCCTTATAGGATAAGACATATTGGGATTCCCCGGTTTTAGGGTTCTTGATTTCTTCCACCGTATCCACCATCTTTTTAGCCTCAGATACGACTTTTCTCATATTGGAATAACCAAGAGCGGCGGTATCCCCGAACAGCTTCTGCCATATGGGAGATAGCTTGATAGACTCTTCCCGTAAAGATTGAATCTGCTGGGCATATTCTTTAATGACCCCTGCGTCCAAAGTCTTTTGTCCCTCCTCTGACAGGGACTTATAATAATCGGTATCCCTGAGATTGGATAACATGTCCTCTCTCTTATTCTCAAGCGCCTTTATCTTCTCGTTAGCGTCAGCGTATTTCTGTACCATGGTCAAGGCATCTTGGATAACCGCCTCCGAGCCGCTCCTCGTGGCTTCCTTTATCTTATCAACGATTTCCTTCGCTATACCGCTGGTGTCACCTAACATTTCCTTCAGCTTGTTTTCTGATAAATCGCTTAGTTCCTCATATGTCTTCCCTGTTTTCTCTAATAAAACATTCTTTAAATAATCCACTTGGGTGGTTATGCCGTTCATAGAAGACGCATCCATGCCAAAAGCTACCTTTAACGATGCCTGCTTGTCCCCTGTTATATCAAATATCTGCTTATACAGGTTCCATTTTCTCGTACTCTCCTCTACTTGTCTGCGAATAACCTCCATGGCCTCCGAGGAGCTACGTTTGATGCTATCCAGATCGATATCTGTGTACATCTTCTCAATCTCCTTGTTGACCTTGATCCGATCCTTGTTATCTCCCATTACCTTTTGCAACTCAGACTGGACATTCTTCAGAGACTCCTTGAATTTATCGGGATTAAAATTCAACCCGGCGAAACGGGTGTCTTCGTTTACCGCCTTCGTGGCGCCCTCCTTTCCAAGCAATGAAACGTATTTATTATATGTGTCCATCGCTTCTTTTATCATACGCACTTGCTCCTTAAACTTCTCGGCTATCGGATCTTTACCCTTTTCTTTCCTTTTGCCGCTAACGGATATATTAAACTTATCAACGACCGATTGGAGCTCTTGGATACGCCTCTTGTCCGCCTTTATATCATCCTCCGAGAAGAGTCCTTTCGTACCCTCTTTCCGGGAAAGCTCGTCTTTCGCGTCGCTCAACTCGTCCTTTAATTTCTTTAGCCATGCGGCGTAATCATCATCCTCTTTTGGTACTAGGTGCTTCAAGCTATTATTCCCGGACACGAAATCCGCTACGGACTTTCTCCATCCTTTTAATTCTTCTTTAGACTCATCGGCATTTATGTTAAACGATTCGATATTGGAATTTATATCATTAATGACATTCTGTAGTTTTACCTCTTCTACCCTAAGCTCTCTTATACGGTCTTTATAAGCTGCGATATTCTTACTTTTAACATCCTCACTAGCAGGGCTAAACTCTCTTGTTTTTCTTATAGCGTCTTGATATCGTTTGATTTTTTCTTGTATATCTTGTAACCTTTTTTGAGGCTCATCCAAATTCATCCTCCAAGTGGCAATCAACGCCTCTTTTTGCTCCTTTGATAAATTTCGCATCTTGTCAATGGACATAGATAGAGCCATCCCGTATTCGTCAACATTAGCTACCGCCTCCTTAAATGTATTCGATAACGTTTTTGTCAAACTATCTAGTCTTTTAGTCTCAGTGGCGGTCTTATCTTGTTTATTAGATAGTCTCTCATATTCATTTATTAGATTATTATTATTTGCGATACCATCCATACTGGACTTTAATTCCCCAAATGATTCATTCAAATCTGTAACTATCTCATCAGTACTCTTAGTTTTATCCGAAAATAAAATCATAGAACTAGCCGCTGTTGCCAAAATGGAGGCAAGGGCTACATAGGGGTTTGCTTTAGAGGCAATATTGAAGGCTTTTTGCGTGGCGGTTAATAGCCCCAGTTCTTTCCTATACATCATAATTAAACGTATGGAGTCTGACAAATTACGAGCTTTCTCTATAGCCCAAACAGTCATTAATGCCGCCTTATAGCTTCCATAAGCAACAGCGGCCGAAAGAATATATTTAGATAACTCCTGCCAATTGTTCATCGTGTCGGTTATCAAGTCAAGCCCCTTGCTTAACGTGTTGTTATTGCTCTCCGCTATATCCGCTAGCATAACATCGTAAGCGTCACGTAGGTTTGCCAGCTTGCCGGCTAGGGTGTCAGCAAGAGCGCCCTGCATATTATAGAATTGACCTCCTTCGTTGGTCAAGTCCCAAAGGACATCCTTGACCATCTGGAAAGACACCTCTCTTTTGGATATTTTATCAAATACATCTCCTACTGTTATTCCGGTCTCACCCAGTTCCTCAAACTTTTTTCTCAGTTGTTCCAACAACGGAATACCGGCCTCCGTAAATTGACGCAGCTCTGTCCCTTTTAAAAACTCAGCGGATCGCACCTGTCCATAAGCAAGGATGATACGCCCCATGTCCACGCCTACACCGGCGGAGATATCCGCCAGACGCTTCGTGGTATCATACATCTCCTCATAAGGGATATTAAAGGCGGCAAGCTGTTTCGTATATCCAGCGAGTTCCTTGAACTCAAAAGGGGAAACGACCGCCAGTTCTTTGATCTGCCCAAACAAGACATCGGCCTTGGTAGCGTCTTGGAACATGGTCTGTAACGCCACACGCTGCTTCTGGAACTCTCCGCCTATCTCGATTATTTGAGTCAAGAATCTTTCTGCCGCATATACGGAATATATATTCGCCAACTGATTGCGGAGTTGAGTAGCTAGATTGAATTGCGTACGCATATTCTTGGTTATTCCTCCAAGAGATCCTGCGTACTTACTAGCGGAAGAGGACGTATTACTATACTCACCCCTCAACTTCCTTACTTGCTCTTGTAGTTTTTTGATCTTTTCCCGGCTTTCATCATACGAGTTCTGTATGCGCTTGTTTATCTCCTCGATTCGTTTAGCGCGTACGTCGCTAGCGGAGACATTTGTATTTATTCCCGCTTTGGCAATAGCGTCTTGAATCAGCTTAGTGGTATTGGCCTTATCCACGACAACATCAATCTTAAACTGTTGCCCTCTTAAAGCATTCTCTATAGAATTTCTCAAGGCATTTCTATCCAGCCCCACGTCTACGTTCAAGTCCTTCAGACGTTTTTCAATACCTTTACGGATTTCCGCTATATCCTTATCGGTTTTATCTTTTAATCCAAGTTCAAACCATAGTTTACCAAGGTTTCCCATATGCGCTACTTTTTTATTATAAACCGGGAAAGATCGATTACAGGTTTTGATCCATCCTTATATTTATCTTCCCATTCTTTTGTTTTTTTGATCACTTGTCTCTTGCTTGGACGCTTAGAGTCAAGACCTCTCTTATCTCTCTTCCCTCCTTTGTCCATCCCGTAATTTATTACAGGCTTGTCTATAGTAAGAAGCTCTATCTGAGCGCAAGAAAGGACACATCTGTACTCATACATGGGAATGGTAAAAAGCCCGAAAAAGAAAGACCGAGAAGCCATTAAATTAGGGTGCTTCTCACCTATTGTCCATGCTTCTCCGTACGCTGTTCGAGAAGGATACGATCGGCTTCCTCCTTCTTCATATTCATCTTCGAGTCTCTCATCGCGGTCGCTAATATGATACACATCCAATAGTCCTGTATGAGCGACGCTTCTTTTTTTTTTACCTTCCGTAATGATGGCCGCTAGAACCTCCGATGGTACATAATGATAAAGAACTCTCCATAGTATACGATAAAACAATACAATAGACATTAAACCATTCAAAAGGATCAAGGCCGCCGTCTTGGCCGGAACCTCATTGTCGTTTTTACAGTTCAAGGCCACGTCGGTGATCTTCTCCAACGTATAAGGGCGCATCCATCCAATCTTGAAGTTTATCCGTCCCCATCGTATCGTGCTCTTGGAGGCCGTCCTGACCTCTTGCATCGCCCGCTCATCCTTTCTTGAAGGCTCTATTAGTTTCCCTGCCATAAAAAATAGGATTATGAATAAGGGCCGTCTTGAGTTTAAGACAGCCCATTAATTTTTAAGCTACCGCTTTCTCCAAAATGAAAATGTCGGAACCATCCTCGTTCTCCAATGGGGTTACGGTTACATTGAAATAAGCAGGGTTATCACCATCCGCAACGACAAGGCTCCCATACATCTCAATGCTCGGTAGGATCACGATAACATCCTTGTTGTCGCTCATCATGATAAGAGCGCCGGAAATCTTCTTCGGGGCCATGCTATAAGCGGCACCGGAATAGTTATCATCCTCCGCCAAATGTTCCGTCGATACAATTTCGGTCTTTTTGTCCATGAACAAATTGTTGATAATACCCTTAAGGCTCGCCACCTGAAGAGATATATCCGAGTCGCCCTTTTCCGTTCGTGTCACCCAGTTGGCCCCGGTAGTCAACTTGATTTCCGTGGTCTCCGGTTCTCCCGTATTAAATGTAACGCCATCGGACAATACCGGGAGCTCCATGTCGACGGTAATGGCCGAGGCCAATTTTGCCACGGTCAAAGGAGTCTTGCTATAATACACCTCGTCCATCTTGTTAAAGACGGCCCTTAGAGCACTCAATTGATTGGTAACGGTTATTTTTGCCATGTCTTTTATCTTTTATTGTTAATACTTATATGAATCAGTTTGATTTATTCGCAATTCAGCGTTAATAAGCCAATGAGAGAACCCAAGCCCGTCATCACCTTTTAGTACGACAACGGGATCGGTAACAGAGAACCTTCCGCTCCCTGATTTTATCGGGAAATATGAAATAACAGAGTCAAGCATCTTTTGCAATTTGGATGTGTTCTCCAATCCGTTTTGTATGTTCCTAGCGGCCAAGTCAAAGCGGATAGTCGTATCTTGCATGACATTGCTGTCAGGGATATTAACGGGAAGAGAGACAACGATAAAATCCTGCATCTGCTTTTGACTCGCAGACTTACGATTGCTAGCAGATACGTTCATACTGACATCGGATAACAAGGAGCAAACTTCCTCCAAAATTTGAGATATGTAGAAACGGCTAACTTTCATGGGATATGGGCTTTAATTCTTTCAACAAAATGTCCTTCCCAGATTTGGATGTGTCTGTCAGTACATTCAAGTTCCTCACGTTTTCTAGATATTCGGAATATTCCGTGCCGGTAGTCATAACTATAGAAAAACCTTTAGTTATAAACGGTCTGCAAGAAGATAGAAAATCAGCCGCTGAATCAGCACCGAATTCTCCACTTACATCCACTTTCCCCACGACAGTTCGATCTTTCCCTTCATATGGATTACTCAAATAAACACGTTCCCCTTTTCGAATTTTAATACGTACAGGTTTACGCATCGTATTACCGGAAATCACCATTCCCATCAATCCACCATTATAGTAAATACCACAAGCATATGAAGTTTGAGTATTACCAGTAAAGCCATCATACTCTCTTTCTTTCAAGGCATGGTCTATCAGCTTGGAACACGAACGTTCGATAGCGGAATACAAATAATCATTGATAATCCGTTTCGCTTTCCTCATGCCTTCATCAAAAACCTTGCCGTTATCCATGCCTTAATTTTTAGAGATATTGAAAAATATTTCCGTCCCGAAATTGGAGATATTCACATCTGTTATAAGGATACCAGCCCAAAGAGCTACCCGATCCTTTATGTCAATCATATCCCCGGGTAATATACCTTCCACGAATCCGGGCATCGAGACCCGGTAGTCCGTTTTAGGGACATTATTGGAATAGAAATTACGAATCGAGGTATTGCTCTCTTTCCTGCATTCACCCTCATATAGCGATACCTTCTCCCCTTCCGAGAACTGGGTCGCCCCTTTTATCCGGTAAATCACGCAAGTATGAGGGTATCTTGGATTATTGGTCCTCATGACATTTCCTCCATATTCTCATGCCTCTGGCACGCACACGAGGCCCGCTTGAAGCATAGCGGATCTCTCCATACTGAGCGTATATGTTATTGGCGATAGCGGACCATCTTCTTTTGTCCGTCTCAGATATCTGGCCGCCTCCCTCTTTATGCCTCCAGTTGCCATCGGCATCATCTATACTGATAGCGACACTTGGCATGACCGAGCAAGCCATATATACATCCGCCTTCAATAGCATCTTGGTTCTCAGGCTCAAGTCCAAGGCCAGAGAATCCGGCGATACATGACGATCTAAAAGGATGTTAGCAATTATCTCATCACCTAATTCCATATTAACGACGCCACGAACATACTGTTCAGCCGTCCGCTCAGTATTTAGAGAATCGCAGGTCATACTTTTAGGCGGTTACCGTATAAACACACATATACTGAGGCATGTTTGGGACACAAAGAACGGCCATCTCGCTTTCCACATACATGGACTTCGTCTTTGACTCAAAACGCTGTGTCAACAACGTCCTGCCACCGTCAAACCAAGCGATACGCTGGGTAGGATCGTCGGTGAACACCATCGGCTGAACGCTCTTGATCGTACCCACCTGACCATCCGGAACGAAAGACACGTTCAAAGGGTTGAAGTTCTCGATCGTCTCGGTTTTCAAAGACTTGCTATCGCTGTCAAACTTGTCTACAGCTGCAATGCTGTCACGAGCTATGATAGAAGCGCCGATAATACGTCTGATCGCGTCCAACTTTCCTTCATCCGTCATGTTTTGAGCATACTGTGATGCTACCGTATCAGGATTGGTAGCACCGGCCGCACTTGGATAAAGAGCAAGACCGATACGTTTCAATACTTTGCTGTGAGTTAAAAGATCATCCAGCAAGTCGGATGCAATTTCGAAATGACCTGCGGGGAAACCCTTTTTGCGCATCGCTTTCACCTTGTCCTTCAAGAACAACAACGGATCAGAAGCGCTTCCTTCGTTCGCTGTAGTATGAGTGCTTGTTTTCCACCATCTGTTTTCTCCTGATAAAGTCTCCTTATTAGCAGAAGGGACTCCAAAATCAAAAGTTAAGCCGGTAATACCACGAGGGTTATTGTCTACTCCGATGGTAAACTGACCGGTAGACACGACCCGCATGCGCTGATGAGTCAAAGCATTTCGGTTACCCATAAGCAGGTTGTCCGTACTTGTGAACAACATATCCATCAATGCAGCTTGAGTGCCGGAGTTCAATGCCGCGTCACCAAAGCGCTGAACCATCAACATCTTTTCACGCATCATCTTTGCGCTGATGGGATAGCGATGCTTCTGGGTAGGGATCTTGTTAGAACCGATCTTGAACTCGCCGAAAGACTTATCCAGACCCTCAGATGCCTCGTCCACATAAACGGGGAGCGTGGCGATATTAAGTGACGCTAGCAACTGCTCGTACGTATAATCCAATTGGATCTCCGGATCCCAAGCGAACCCGTCAGTCTGGGGAGAATTATATTTCTCCAAGAAACGATCCACAAACTGCTGGAAAGTAGCCCCCCCAGCCCAAATGTCATTAGATCGTAATAATTAGATACCATGTTTCTCATTTCAACCTCCTTTTATGCTTCATGAATAGGTACGATCATAGGGAGGACAGCCCATACCTCATCCGGCACTTCCTCCGCTAGACGATCCGCGTAAATCTCCCCGGAGAACACCACGTTGCCCGTGGCGTACGTAGTGTCATTTTCCACGTAGACATCGTGATACAAAAGTCCTTTGATCGTTTTAGGCTCTACCTCAGCCTCTGATTGCGATGCCGTCTTTATCTCGGACGCTTTTACTATTTTAATCGTGTGAGCCGATTGATCAAGCACACACATGGAACCGGCGGGGATTACCTTGCCCTTAAAATCCGATATATTGGAAATGCTCCCTCCAACAGGATAAGAACCTTTCACCTCATGCCAGATATTTTTCCCGGAACCATATTCTTTTTGACCTCTGCCAAAAGTGTTTCCTAATGTTCCCATTTTTAATTGTTTTTAGAATTTGAGGGGAATTTGCCTTCTTGCGCTTTCTTGGCGAAGAACTCATCCAAAGCTTTCGACGAACTATCGGAACCGCCGCCACCGCCAACTCCTCTGTACGGGATAGCCCCGTCTCCGTTATAGGCTTTAAGCTTTGATTCATACAATCGCTTAGTTTCTTCCTCAAGCTTAGATTCGTCCATGCCATCCGTAATGGGGATCATGCCAGCGACATCTTCCCATAACGCTTTGTTAGACACATTCAGGCTGCCTGCCTTATTAATAACTTTCTCACGCAAACTTTTTTCGAAAGAGGTCTTCTTGAATTGTTCACGTTCTTTCTCAATAGCTTCAAGCCGTTTTAACAAATCGTCATTGCCGTGGTCTACGGGAGTAGGATTTGGTTGCGGAGATGGAACCGGCGGCTCTCCTCCTTTTGGCTTGTAGTTCTTGACAAATTCGGACTGCTCATAACGCATCTGTCCTCCCATGGCTTTAATCACGCCCAGTTGAGACTGATAGAACGAATCGTTTACAGCATCATCCGATGCGATCGTCGGCAAAAGGGCATCAACGTAAGCGTCAAGCGTCCTAGCTGTCACTCCGGTGTCTCCGAAGTATCCATTTGCTCCGGGTTCTCCGAGCAAATTTTTAAATCCTGTCAAAAGGGTCTCTTTTTCCATTTTTCAATTGTTTATAAACAAAAAGAGCCTACCGTAACGAAATCAATCGCTACAATAGGCTCTCTAAGAAGCTCTTTATTTAATGTAAGAAGTACCTAAATACTAATACTCCCTTATTCTGTCATATTTATCCTCACATAATGCTTGCATCGTGTACATTTGATTCTCAACAGCGTTACCCCGGATGCGTATTGTACGTCTACCATCTTTCTTCCACAATACGGGCATTCCACCATCATGGTCTGCCTTTCCGGTTCCGTGTCATCTATCCTTGTCGATATTTTAAGCATATATATTTATGTTATTGCGCAAATATAATAGATATTATCTATATAAACAACAATATAAATAGATTTTATTTATATATTTGCGGTATACAAGTAATAGAGTTCCTAGAGGGCCGATAAGACATTGAAATAATGTCCTGTCGGCCTTTTTTTATTCGTGATGGAGATATTAGAGAAAGGCATAAAAACGGATTCTGGCGATCCTGTATATTCTTATGAGTATATAGACGCATTCCGTATGGCAGACAGAAAGAAAGCAAATCCTCTGAAAATTATTCCCCAAAAAGGGTCACAAGAGAGATTTGTCGGAAGCAATGCCGACTTAACTTTCATAGGTGGGAATCGCGGCGGTGGAAAAACTTATGCCATGCTTTTAGAGGGGATAAAAGACATCAACAACCGTTATTTTAACGCCCTGATTTTCAGGAAAGAGAAAAAGGACTTTGACAACTTGGAAAAGGAATCATATCATCTCTATAACCAATATGGCAAATACAATAAATCCCAAAGTGATATGACTTGGAATTTTTATAGAGGTGGGTCGCTCGCTTTTTCTCATTTTTCTGATACCGTGGCAGACTTCAAAGAACGTTTCCGAGGGAAACAGTACGCTTATATAGCTATAGACGAAATACCTCAAATGGAATACGCGAAATTCAAGTTTTTAATGACTTGTAATAGGAATGCCCGGGGGATTCGTAATCGTATGGTAGGGACTTGCAATCCCGATCCTGATAGTTGGGTTCGTAAATTTATTGATTGGTGGATAGGCGAAGACGGATTACCAATAGATGAACGAGATGGTGTCATACGATATTGCTTTATGGATGGAGATACGCCAGACTCTATATATTGGGGAGATACGCCAGAAGAAGTTTATGACCAATGTAAAAATATAATCGACAGGCATTGGAAGCCCGAATTTGAAGAGCTAGGGTTTGACAAAGTAACGATGTATATCAAATCCGTCACATTCATCAGAGGGAAATTAGAAGAAAATATAAAGCTTATAGGGTCAGATCCCAATTACGTTTCCAGCCTTGTTCAGCAAGACGAAGAACAAAGATCAAGGGATCTTGATGGGAACTGGAACTTTAAAAATACAGGAGATGATCTCATAAAGATGTCAGACATAGACCTCTTCTTTAACACCCCGGCCCAAATAGAAAAAGGCATCCGCTACGTATCTGCGGATATAGCTTTTGAAGGCGGAGACTTCTGCGTTATGTGGTTATGGGTAGACTTGCATATCAAGGACGTGTTTGTCATGCGAGAAAACTCAGCCAGTACGGAAACCATGTTCAAGGCAAAACTGGATGAATGGGGAGTCCGTGAAGAAAACGTTATATATGACTACTGGGGAGTAGGACAAGCCATATCGGGGCACGTGAAAAGGGCCATCAAATTCACGGGAACTCAAAAACCAGAGAAACAGTTCGAGAAATCATATAAAAACGTGAAGTCGCAATGCGCCGAGATGCTGGCGCACTATATACAGGACGGCAAGATATCCATTGAGCCTAGATTGCTTGACTTAAAGTTCTCCGGCAAAAAGGGGAAATATCAAAAAGTCCCGCTAAAGGATATCCTGATGAAAGAACGCAAGTGCATACGGCACAAGGACAACTCAAATATCGGCGGGTTCGAGCTTATAAACAAAGACGGGATGATAAAGGCGGTAGGTTATTCTCCCGACTTTTTCGAGTCGCTTATCTACCGCATGTATTTCGAGATCAACGAAAAAAAAGATTTTCAAACCTAAGGGGATGCTTAGATACGTATCCCATAAGACCTTATAAATATGGATAAGAGAGATATCAAGACGAAAAGGCCTTGGAAAAGAATAAGACCTGAAGGATATATGAGGCATGGTACATTCCTCGAAGGCTATGAGCTTTCCTCGCAGGATGATCCCTGTTATTATACGATAACTACCCAATCGGATTTTATGAGGGAATACTATCCATCCGGGCACGTCATCAATGATCCGGAGGTCTATCCGGATATTTACAGGATGGAGGAGGAGCCAATCCTTGACGAGAACGGGGAGCCAACTGGTAAAACCAACAGACGTATATACAAAGAGCTTGTCCCTCGTTACTCTTTCGCCTTCCAGCAAATAATAACGGTGAAACAAACAGTCCATTTGTGCGGCAATGACATACAATTCGAATTAACCAAAGACAAGCCCTCTGATAAAGAGATAAAGGATTTCCTTTTATTTAAAGAGGGGTGGTTGAAGAAAAACATGGAGATAGCTTTCTTCGAGGCCGTAAAATCAACAAAAATCACGGGAGACGCCGCCATGATCGGATATTTGAGGGACGGTAAATTCGGATACAAGACCTTGTCATATCAGAACGGGGATACCCTTTATCCGCATTATGACCCCATGACAAATAAAATGAACCTTTTCGCCCGTTCATACCACGATTATGACGATCATGGCAACCATATTATCGAATGGCTGGAAATATGGGATGATACTATGATGTATCGCTATAAACGATCCGAGAAAGGAACTAAAGGGACGATAAATAAAATATTGGGACTATTCGGAGTCGATGGATATGAGTTGATAGATAAAGCCTCTCATGGCTTCCCTTTCATCCCTGTCGCTTATCACCGGGATAATGATGGGGCGTGCTGGTCTCCCTCCCAAGACGCGTGCGATGGTTATGAGATGTCGTTTTCCCAGATGGCCCAAAATAATCAGGCGTACGGTTTTCCTATCATGTACTTGCAAGGCGAAGGAGCCGACTCCATGGCCATGCAACACGATTTGAACGGATCCGTAAAGATAATCACCGGGGGACCGGAAGATAAAGCCTCGTTCTTGTCACAGCCAAACGCCTCCGAATCGTTCGTCAAACAGCTTGATACTCTATACAGGATGATATATGAGCAATCATTCGCCGTAATCCCACCAGAGCTAAAGTCTGGCGACCTTCCGGCGGCGGCTTTGAAGATATTGTATTCCCCGGCTTATGAGAGAGCTATGATTGACTCGGCGGAATATCAACCGTTTCTTGATGATATGGTAAGGATATTCAGGTACGGATTCGGGGTGGAAGAAGAGAAATCCATAGATTTTGTCAACCTACCCATAAACTGGTGGATCAAGCCATATATCCATGTCAATGAATCGGCCATGGTCGCAGATTTGGCCGCCGCTGTTCAAAATGGATTTATATCAAGACAAACAGCGTCCGAACGTATACCCATGTATTCCGTCACAGGCGAATGGGAAAGGATTGTAAGGGAGGCTAAAGAGGAGCAACAAAACGATTTACTAAGTCAAATAGAATTAGCGAATGCCAACAGGGGATCAAATACAGGAAGCTAAGCGATTCCTTCAAACAAGAATTGAAGCAGAAATCAGCGTTAAGAATAATATTGAGGAATACATGATAGAGGCGGCACGCAAGATAATCGCTGTATCCCAAAAATACAATATCTCCCCTAGATTGTTCCGGTTCAGCTCTAATGAGTCTTTAAAGGAAGAGGTAGATGAGATTATCCGTGAATTAAAGGATAATATTATCTACGCAACAGAAATATTGTCCGTATATAACCGGGAAGAAGATAAAGGCGCCATTCTTACGTTCTTGAACGCTGAAAGATATGGCAAGACTTTCAAGCAAAGGGTAAATGAATACGCCAATAGGTATAAATTCGAACTAGAGGCGGCGATAGCTGCCGGTATATTCTTAGGTAAAACCGGCGAAGATACATTGTCCGCCATCCAGAGAAGTCTTTCAGCGCCTTACAACAACCCGAATATCAAAGATTCATTCGGGAAGGGCTTGTCCGCTACTCGTATAGAGACAAAGGGCATGAGCTACGGAGTTGGCAAAAGCAATTCGGCATATAATTTAATTACCACACTATCCAGAAACGACATAGGGCTAGCATGGATGTGGTGGTATGGAGATCAGGCATTGAGAAATGGGGCTATGGGATTTTACTCATTCCGGGGTAGCTCGTACCCGTGTGCGATATGCGATGACATGGTAGGTTTTCACCCAATACAAGACTATAAATATCAATGGCATATAAACTGCCGGTGCTATTTTGTATTCGTATAATCATAAAATAATGAATCTATGGATTATTCAAGAGGCATAAAAACAGAGATTAAAAAAGCGAAGATATCAATAGAGGAAAAAATATTCGCCGACCTCATGCTATCAGGGTGGAAGGACAACGACGCTTATATCGCAGCTTTCGGATATAACATGACCTTGTCCGATAGTTATATAAAGTCGCAAATGCGTTCCGTGGTCAACAACCCGGACTTCTCCAAATATATGGAATCATCAGGGAAGAGAAAAGAAAGGCGAGATACGCATGAGGAAAACGACGATGACATCTCCATGGATGACGCCTTGTCCATGGCTACCAAGGAAGAGACTCTGAAGGGATTGATCATCGCCAAGTCAAGGATGAAGGTAGGATCCAAGGAATGGCTGGACACCACCAAGCTCATCGCCGATTTGCAACAAATGAAAAAGGAGGTAGTGGAAGAGGAAGATACTACCGTACATTACTACCTTCCGCTCACATGTAACAAGTGCTCCTTGTTTCTAACGAATAAGAGGAAAAACAACAATCTTTAAATATTAAAATCATGGCAACAACTACAGTGAACTTTAAACAAGATGGTAAAGATTACATTTCTGACGCTATCGCTGCTAAATCCAACACATTAGCATTCAGAATCAAGGTTGATAAACCCGGGGACATTATCCTTGAAAGATCAATCACAGGTGATAATTTTATATCAGAAGTAGGGTTACCATCTTCCCTTATTCCGGGAGATACTCTCACCATAGAAAAGAATATCACAGGAATCGTGGCTCAGCAACAACTCCGTTTCCGTTTTCAGGCTTGCAAACCAGTTTCAATATCTGTACTGCAATGATAGCTCTAAGCGACATCAATTTATCCAAGATCGATCTCTCGGGCATAGACTTGCGAGGGATAAAGCTGGGGATTGGAGGGCGTGGCGGTTCCGGCGATGATTCCCAGCGCCCTTGGCTCTTCCCCGACCAAGCATGGACAGTGGTAGGCAAAACCAATGAGGACGAAGATCGGGCTACCATAGCTAACATAACAGGCAATGGTAATAATCTTGTATTGAGTAACTTTTGGTTTGCAGAGAATAGTGGATATGGGTTGTATGCTCAAAATTATATGAAATGGACACAGGTTCACGATAAAGGGGATTTTACCGCTACATCAGGTAAGGTAAATATAACTTCTGTCAAGAATAACACTGCTACTTTAATTTATAAAAAATATTGAGCACCTAAAACAAAGAATTAGAGTAACGGGATTACCTGAAGGTGTTAATTTAATAATTGGTCGAGCTCTATTCGACTTTTATGTTATACCAAAAGATGGTATTTACGACGTGGATGTGATAGATAGTTCAGGGCAAGACCCAGTTACTATTGGCTATAAAATAGATAAAATCTTAGAAACCTGTGACATTACTATCGAGCAAATCCCCGAATACGAAGGCTATCTGGTAACGGATGGGGTGGATGATAAGATTATTTCGTCGAATTTTGTCATG